TCAGCGTGCCAGCTTATCGTTAAGCATCAGCACCTGTTCGCCATTCATTTCTTCAATCCACGCACCGTAGACTTCATAAACCATTTGCGCGTTTTCATGCCCCATCTGGCTGGCTATGAAAGACGGGTTAGCGCCGGCAGATAAAAGCCAGCAGGCAAAAGTATGCCGCGTATGGTACGGATTCCGGCGGCGAATACCAGCACGTTTTACAGCTGCGTTGAATCTCGCACCGATGCTCGATAAAGAGTAGTAGGCTTTCTGTTCTCCTTTGCGCATCCGGGGTATGAAAACGAATCGCAGGCTTTGATGTTCCACTGCGCCATACTCGCGATGATTAAAGACAATTTCGGTTTTAGGCTGTAGCGCTGTCAGCTTGCGCTGTGCTTTCAAGGCTTCAAGTGCCGGCTCTAAAAGGGTTATAACCCGGTTACCTGCTTCGGTTTTTGGTGGGCCGAACATGCCCAAGGCATTAAGATTGCGCTGTATATGAGCCGTGCCTTTTTCCCAATCGATATCTTCCCAGGCAAGAGCTGCAAGCTCTCCATGACGGACACCAGTATAAACTGCGAATGTCCACATATTGAGGCTTTGGCCACGCTCGGATTCCGAGAGCAAACTAAACTCCTGCTTCGTTAAAGGATCCGGTTTTACTTTCCCTTTGTGTAGTTTCTTGATTCCTTCGAAGGGCTTGCCACTGATAAAGCCAGATTTGTGTGCAAACCGAAGCAGGGAGCACAGAAGCGATATATAGTTGTTCACGGTACGCACAGTGCGTCCCTGTTTGTTACTTCTGGGATTTGCCAGGTAAAGTGTCTCACCGTTCAACAGCTCCTTTCTGTATTTCAGAATGTCGCTGTGGCGTATAGTTGAAACAGGCGTATCTCCGTTAATGATGTGCATTAACGTACCGAGTTGTGAGCGAGTCTTACGCATGGTATTCGCGCTAATTTCGGTTTCTTTAATGCTCGTCCAAAGTTCACACAGCTCTGAAAAAGTTTGAACTGAAACAGTGGTTACGGTTTTTTTTGCTCTGGACGATGAAGGAAAGCGCTGGTGGTAATCAAACTCTCCAAGGTTGATCTCACTAACGATCACAGCCCGAAGATTCCCGGCTTTTTTGATGTTCGCCGGGGTGTTAATCCAACCTTTGAGAATTTCGCGGCAACGCTTTCCCCGGTACATAAACCAGATACAAATCTTATTGTTTCTGATTTCGACACCTGTAGGCAAAGCTGCCATCTTACGCATCCCTTATTAACTGATTAATTCTCGGATAGTTGTACCAGGTTGTGCCACGCAAGGTTCTTTCTCCAGATGGGGATACCCGTTTAAAATGGACACCTTCCACCCAACAGCCCTGACGATACTTCTCTATCTGTCGTTCGGTCAGGCCTGTTTTTTCTGTGAGCCTTGCACCAACAACCCATTCTTCGTTAAAAATTACCTGCGACATGGTTCACCTCAGGTAACCGGCATGAGTATAGATATGCCGGTCTGTAGTCGTTGATATTTCAGTTTCAGTTTGCCTGGCCGGGCAGGGAACGCAGTCGGCGCATACCGGTCATTGCTGTGGCCACGTAGCTTGCCTTGCAGTTGACCACTTCAACCCAGACCTTCACGCCTTCCACTCTCACCGTATAGGTCTCTTTCATCTTGCTGCGCCCATAGTCACCATATCTTTGCTGGTGGGCTGCGAGTGCGATTTCACATGCCTGGCGAGCCAAAGGGGATTGCTTACTGCCTCGATTAATCAGTCGCATTTTTTCTCCTTGAGGGAGGGTTTCCCCTCCCGATCTCGTTAGTCCACGTATTCCGGTTTCATATCCGCCAGAGTGATGCTGAACTGACCATGCAATTCATCGCCCAGATGACGTTTAGACGACGCAAGAACGCGCTCTACCTCTGCGAACCGCGCAGCTGCATCGGGTTCATCTGAAGGTGGCAAGGAATTGATGGCTGCTTCGACTTTGTTCCGTGCATCAACCAGGTAATAACGCTTCACGGCCTTGTTTTTCAGCTCAGTGAACAGGGCAGAACCCAGCGTTGCTTTCACGGTTTCAATATCTGCGCGCAGAGCTTTAGCGCTATCCACATCCTGAGCCGCCTCGATGCGGTCGCGGAAATCATCAGCTAGAGCATCGATGTTTTGTGCCGATTCATGAGCCGTTTGAGTAGTAGTGACGTTGTCACCTGAAATATCAGCGAGGCTAACGTGCTGCGCTGGTGCGGGGTTTACCTCTCGTTCTTCACGGCGATCATCGAGCTCATCCGGGGTGTAAACGCCCAGAATCACATCCGGGCAGAACAGTCTCGCCCAGCGTTTGACGGCCAAGTACGCCAGCTGCTGGCGAGGGGCGTCAGCCCATAGGGTAGAGTTTCGGGTTCTGGCCTGAGCCAGCAGTAAATCGAGTTCTCTCGGTTTATCCTCGCCTTTCAGGGTTGCGCTGATAATGATGCCAATCCCGGCTTCGTCAGCGAGGGTCCAGCCCGGGACGCGGTACTCGCCTTTATCGCTTTTACGGATGTGGAATTTTCCAACGACCTTTTCCCATGGCCCAAACCACTCATATTCAAAACGACTGGCCAGCACGCCGCTGCGTGAAATTACGGCATTAACCAGCTGCGCTTCATACCCGAGCACACCGTTAATCAGGTGCGTTTTCTGCGCTACGGCAAAGGGATTCATCTGCCACTGTGCCGCTTGCATCGCGACAGCCATGCAGTCGGCCTGATTGCCCTGCAGATGCTTAGGAACTGTAGCGGTGCCCTGCGCCATGATCTGCGCAAACGTGCTGATTGCATTCAGATACTGGGAATCAAACAGAGCCACATTAGAGTTAATAACGGTGTTCTGGTCAGCAACGGTAACGTTTGTGTTATGCATAAATCCCCCTTAAGCCTGAGCGCGCAGCGCTTCGAGGCGGCGCAGGTCGAAGTCGTTCAGTTCATCGGTGTAATCGGTAGTGATCGGCGCTGGCCACTCGCCCGTATCGAAGCCAGTGGCGATGGCGCGCATCGTTTTGCGGTACTCGAGCATGCCCAGTTCCAGCAGTTCGGTGGATGCCTCAATGATGGCGATCCAGTGGTAGTTCTCGTCTTTGTTGACGAAAATCCAGAAGAACTGGTCCAGCGCCGCGGTCTCGCAATACATAGCCGCGCTGAGGTGGTAGTCCCGGTCAATGATTTCCCGATGCAGTCTTGCGCGCAGGCTTTCTTGCTTCACATTCCACATGCTGATGGTTTTCAGGTCCGCACCGATGCGCACGCCGTCCAGTTCAATTTCGAGGTCCGGACGTACACGCACTTCTAAACCTGTTTCGTCGTCAAAACCGAAATAGCTCACTTCAACGGCGCGGCTTGGATGTGTCAGCAGCATGCCGGCGGTCGGGTGCGCCAGGAGTGCAGACTGAATTGCTCGCGCTGTGGCCAACTGCTGGCGAGTAACCAGAATCTTTTCACCAGGGTTGTCGCGCCAGGCATCTAACAGCTCGTCTACGAACACGGCATCGGGCTTAACTGATTTAACTGCCTGGATCATGTCTGCTTTGGTGCCGGACACTTTCAGCGGCGTCGGTTTCTGCGCTTCCTGTGCTACCAAATCAGGATTGATGATCGCTAATTGCTCGAGTAGCGCATCACGGCTGCCGCTGGTTTTAACCGGCACGGGCAGGGTGGCGTTGTACTCTTTGATGCAAGCCTTCATTGCCGTTGCTGTCTGCTTCTGGCCTTCTTCAATACGCTGGTACTCAGCAGGGAGAGCCATATAGCTTTGAGCCGTTTCTTCCAGGCTGGCGCCAGGCGGCACTGGAGCGGGAAGGGATGCGTTATGTTCTTCAAGCAACGCTTTAATATCGTCTGCACTCAGCTGCGCCGGCAGGCTGGCGTTGTAAGCATCTATGAACTCGCGCAGAGTTACTGTGGTGGTGAAAGCACCCTCCGGGATCTCAGGTTCTACGCTGAACTCTGCTTCAAGGTTTTCCGGCTGCAATGCAAGGGCGTGCACCAGGTTTCCCATGTCCAGCACTTTGGATGCTGTGCGCGGGATAGTTTTAGCCACATGGCGCGCGTTGAAGTACATCAGGCTGACGCGGGCATCTTTTACCTGGGTTGAGCTAATACCGTTTGCTGCGTGATAAACCTCATTCGGCAGACCTTCGTAGCGGCCAGGCTCGAAGTAAGCCGGGTATTCGATTACTGGCTCTGACTGCTGTTCTTCCGGCGCTACGGTAACTGCTTGCGTATTAGCTGCATCAGCGCCTTCGCCTGGTTGTACCGGATCAGTATTTTCGACTTTCTCTGGCTGAGTCGTTTCCATCTGCACATCGCTGGTGGTCTCCGCTGTGTTTTCCGTTTTTTCGACTTCATTTGAGGGGATATCGATGACCGGGGCGGTATTTCCAAGCATCAGACCATCGATGGAGAACACGCCGCTGCCAAGGCTTGCGACCTTTGGCTGGCTTGGAGTACTTGGTTCTTCCACTGTGGAATGACGAACCGCGCGGGAGTCTTCGCTCCATTCTGGATAGCCTTTAGAGCGCTCACCGTTTTCATAGATGCCGTTCGCCGTGAACCACTCACGCACCTGGCTACGCAGTTCGGTTGTGCTTTCTTCTCCAGACCATGAAATAGCGCGGGTAACTCCAAAAATACTGTTGGCGTCGTAGTCGAGGATGTCGGTAGTTTTACCAAGAACCTTGAGAGCCTTGGTGTGCGACTCATCTTTTTTGTCAGCGAGTTCTTTGGCGGCCAGGAGTTGCGTACGGTTGATTTGTCCCGGTACTGCATCTGGGTACAGCAGAGCAATCGCGATCTCAATGCTCAGATTCGCCATGTTCTGGGCAACAGCTCGTTTATAGGATTCTGTAGTTTCTGGCTTTGCTGGTTTTAAAGGTGCAGGAGAGCCTACTTCAGAAATGCGATTACCATCCGTCCATTCGCGCACCAGGGTGCCGCGATCGATATAATCAGTCGCCGCCCAGATTCTGGTGAAACGGAGAACCAAAGCGAGTTCGTGACGCTTATCTTGGCTGAACACCTTGCGAATGGCGTCGGTATAGCGCCACAGGTCTTTGGTGTCGTAACCCTTAACCTCTTCGCAGTTTTCTGCCGCCAGCAACAGGTTCTGGACATAGCTGTTGTCAGTGTCCATTTCCAGCGCGCAGATACCTTCGTATTCTTCGCGGGTTAAGTGGTGGCGCAGTTCGTTGGCGGTGAACTGGGCGAGTAGCTGCTTCCGGAACGGCATACGCACGACTGGATAACGAGTGGTTTCGTCATCATTCTCGTCAATCTGGATACCGTTATCAGGTTCCAGAACCTGAACGGTTGTAACGTTGGCGCCGCTGGTGCTTTCTGATTTGAGAAGAGCAAGCTTTCCGCTTCTCCACTCTTCAACTAACTGATTGCGGTCGCCGGCATCTGCTCTTGCCCAGTCAGCCATGAATGCAGCGATAATTTCGGTTTCGTGTGCTTCATCTGGCGTGAATACCAGCTTAATCGCCTGAACCAGTTTCCACTCAGCGTTCAGGCTGAGTTCGGCAACTTCAGGGATGTCGTTTTTTGCCTGGAGCAGGTTCTGGAGATAAGTGTTGCCTTCATCCAGTGACATTTCGCTGGCAGCCAGCTGCTGCTCTTTAGTGATATGTGACTGGTATTTGTCGCTGGTCAGGTGGACAGCAAAACGGACCGCTGGAGTGCGGTTTTCAAGCGGGACACTCTCGACGATAGTTTCGACATTAACGGACGTTTCCGGTGCGGCAGTGTTGTCCATGGCTGTAGTAGACTCAGCACCAGCCTTTGGCAGCCAGGTGCGTCCATCGTCCTGCAGTTCGTAGCGTTTGCACCAGGTGTAATCCACGGTGCTTTCTTCCGGGAGGTCGTTATACACCGGGAAATCGGTGCGAACCGGTTTGGCGTAATCCTTACCGCGTCCGGTTTCAATACCAGCATCTTCCAGCTCAACATCGAGCTGCAGGTTTGCACGGGCTTCTGATTTCGCAGTGAACCAAATCACTGCGTCTTCTTTGCCAGATTTCTGCGTAGCCTTAACTACATAGAAAAATTCCATGTGAGATCCTCTTTTTTGGATGTAAGATCCCCGGGCCAGAGATAGCGCCCATTGGGTGAACTTTGGTTTTTTAAGTAGTTTTCCGGTGTAACTTTGGTCGGGAGCACCGGACGTACGGGCCGCCTTGCGCGGCTTTTACGTTATGCCTCGTGGGCCATCTGGTCGTACGAAGCACAACGTTCAGAGCAGTATTCTTTTTCTTTGCGCGCCAGCTGTGCGCCGTTGCGATAGAGAAGGGTACTATTGACTACTTCCCCCGGTTTAACCGGCTTGCCGCAGTACCCGCATTTCGTTGAGTTACTCATCTGGATCCCCCTTTTGCGCCATTAGGTAGCACAAGCGGCGAAGAATCACTTCGAACAAGTTAAGTTTTATGGCCTGCTGCCGTCCTGGTTTGCGTGCGAAATCAATCATTCTCACCCTCGTTTGCCTTATCGCCGGCCAGCGGAACGTTTACACCTGATGCGCGTTAATCTCTCCACCTCATCCGACTATTCGTATGCCGTCGGCGGCTACTTCGTGGGCGTCCTGCCTTGGTGGTTCGTAGTGCGTCTTGGTTAGATGGATTAAATCACTGGTTTATATTAATGTCAGCTCATGGTTAATGATGCTTGTAAATCTACGGTTTATATGGATAGATATTGTGATGAGCCTGACGAATCGCAGGCAAAAAAAAACCGACGCAGTGGTCGGGGTTTGGGACAAGCGGACACGGGTTGGAGGGAGAGTTGATGGTTGCGGACAACAAAACCAGCGAGGTGGTCAAGGGTATTTATTCAAATTCTAGCTTAATATTCGTAGGGTAGACGTTAGCTGAAGTTTTGGCATAACCGCATGAAAAACCCGACACTGGGGTCGGGTTATGGCTTCTTCAAATACAGGTTAATTAAAAGTGTTATAACGGGCATTGCGACTGAAAAAAGTAATATAGTAAGAAACCATACTTTCATCGAATCAGCTGTAGGGCGCTTGGCTAATGCAGCATCAATTTCAGTAGCTTTTTGTAACAATACTGAGACATCTGTTTTCGTTGCAGAAGTCGTTTTCGTCAACTCTCTAATATCTTCACGAGCTTCGGCAAGGTTAACCTTGATATTCTCCACATCAGCTTCGAGTTTAGCTATGCGAATTTCAAGCATGTCATCCCCCCCACCATTTCCAGAACCATACTTTGAAGTATGGGTATGGTTGCTATCATTTTCAAGTTTATCTCTAGGATGTGCGAAGTGAAATACCTGACCCATTTACTTTCCCCCTGCGACAAAAACGCTTAAGAAACAACTTATAGAATCAACTTGCGTTTTGACGCCTTCTTCATTTTTTACCATTAAGCTGGTTCTGATTTCGTAAATGCCTGAGCAAGGAAATATAACATTACTTACATGCATAGCCGTCGTGACGATGACGGATTCATCACCGACATACGTTGTGTCCATAACCTCTTGAAAACCATCAAGAGAATCAGAATCAAGAGTGATTGCTTCATTGTCAAGATACACATCAACGGTTATAAAGGTATTTTTAAGGACCAGTAATAAAATTGAAGCAGTTACAATAATGGTATTTTTTTTAGAAGGGGAAATATCAATCAGAAGTGAATCGGGTTTATAAGGTTTTTTTGAAGATTGCCCCTCCCTTAGCAAAGTAGGATATACAAATAAAACCTTTTCTTTATTTTCCATATATATAACTCACTCCAAAAAAGTCTGTACTGATAATTTGTAAAATTTTAATCCGGACAGAATACTTGAGCAAAGAGTTAGGAGGCATCTCCACTTCTGATGCGCCCCTTCATGTATCGCGCATAAAGTTCATCAAGTTCATTCAGGCGCAGCGCGAAGATACGGAGCATGTTCTGTTGCTCTTCCACTGGTAGTTGCCGATAAAGTTCTAATAGGCGCTGTTCGTCCGGCTTGAGTCCATCTTTCTCACCAACGTCCTCGCCGAGTAACCAGGCAACAGAAATGCCTGCAGCGTCAGCTATGGCCAGTGCCGACTTCTTACTAATCACGCCTTTCTTGAACCAGCCGTTTACGGCCTGAGGGGTGACTCCAGCTATTCGTGCCATATCTGCTTTGGTAACACCGCGATCAGTGATCTCAGTGAGGCGTTTCACCAAAACAAGGTTGGGTTCTTCTTTTCTCATAGGGCCATTGTAAATATTTGGTTTATACACGCAATAAATCCTTGGTTTGCATATGGTGTAAATCTGTGGTTTACTTTTGCTATCCATAAGCAGGAGAAACACATGTCCGCACTTGATAAAGCAATTAAAGCCGCTGGCTCAGCCAGAAAGCTCAGCATCGCGCTTGGTGTGACGAGTATGTCTGTAAGCCATTGGAAGAATCGCGACCACGGGATCGTCCCGCCAAGTTACATTTTCTCGATTTTCAAAATGACAGGCGTAACTCCCCACGAACTACGCCCTGATCTCTACCCAAACCCAACTGATGGTTTACCTAAACAGGAGCCTTAACTATGCAGACTGTTTCATTTCAACAGAGTAGCAAAGCCTCGGTTAATCCTCTGATATTCCGGTGTCATCAAAGTGAACCGGCAGCGCAGGATATTGATCATCGTGATATCTGCTCAGCGGTCCGTGCTTGGGCTGCAGTAGAAGGGCGCGTAGCAGTTGCGCTTCAAATCCAAGAGGCGGCGGAAGAACTTCAACTTGATGGCGTGGATTTCTCAGGCCAGGCCGATGTCTGGAACGTGAAGCTGTTCCGCTGGCTCGACAACAAAGAAGACTCTGCATCGTACCGAAAGAACGTCGAACAGCTGGTCCCCGCAATCATGTCTGTATTACCGCTTCGATACCGCGACCGTGTTGTAAAGAACGACTCGTTTGCACATCGCATGGCCAGATTAGAAAAAGAGGTAAGTGAGGCGAAGCAAGCTCTTATGCTCGATGCACCGAAGAAGGAAAAGCTTAAGGAGTTAGGCGAGGGGATTTTCGAAATGTTCAGGATCGATCCGGACCTTACGGCGCCGCTGCTGGCGATGGTCACAACCATGCTGGGGGCAATGTGAATACTTCAGAAAAGGCGAAAGCCGCGGTGCTCGAACACCAACGGCTTTCAGGTGCAAAAACGGAGTGTAATTGCGGAGCTAAGTATGTCAAACATAGCTGAAATTATCAATTTCCCCAACAGAACTGAACAACCGGGAGGTCGTATGGCCGACCTGTCGAATGGGTATACCAAGGTCGCTAACGAGATTCAGCAGCTTAAGCCTCGTCTGAGAATGTCAGGCCGGGAGTGGCAGTGTTTTGAGGCGGTGATCTGGCTTACCTACGGCTGGAACAAGAAGCAGGACCGCGTTACGAACACGGTGATCGCCGAGCTTACAGGGCTGAGTGATTCGCATGTTTCTGATGCGCTCAAATCGCTCGCAGAACGCAAAATTATATTCAGTCAAAAGCAGGGAGTGATGAAAACTGTCGGTATAAATACTGACCTTTCCGCCTGGATTTTAGACAAACCGAAAACGGGAAAAGTCTTCCCGAAATCGGGAAAAGTGTTACCGAAAACGGGAAAAACATTCCCGGAAACGGTAGACACCCAAGACTATAACAAGAACAATATTAAAAGATCCTCGTCTCGGAATTCTGACGAATCCCGAAACCAGAAAACTCAAAAGTTTCTCTCACGCCATCCAGAAGCTGCCGCCGGGATATACACCCCAGCAGGTAAATCATGGGGATCCGCTGACGACCTCAAGGCCGCACGCTGGATTTACGACAGGCTTCTCACCGTCAACGCATCGCTATCTGAGCCAAACTGGGCGGAATGGGCAAACACCATCAGGCTGATGCGTGTCCAGGACAAGCGCACGCACTACGAAATTTGTGACCTGTTCCAGTGGGCCAACCGGGACGAGTTCTGGAAAGACAACATCCTGAGCCCTTCGAGTCTGCGCAAGCAGTGGGATCAGCTCACCACCAAGCGGCTGCGTGCAACCGGAACGGTAAAACCTTCCCGGGGCAGCATCGACCTGCATAACACCGACTGGATTGACGGGGTACTGGCATGAAAAACCTTGCCGAGAGTATTCGCGATTTTGACCGGGAACAGGCTCGCCGTGTGGCACATAACCTGCCTGAACAGTACACCGAGCGCGAACAAACGCAGCAGGTGGCGCAGATTATCAACGGGCTATTCTTACAGCTGGCAGCTGCGTTCCCGGCAAGCCTGGTTAATCGCAGTCAGGAAGAGGTGAATGAGATCCGCCGCCAGTGGGTGTTGGCCTTCAAAGAAAATGGGATAACCAGCATGGAGCAGGTTGAGGCCGGCATGCGAATGGTGCGTCGCCAGGAGCGTCCCTTTCTGCCTTCGCCAGGCAAGTTCATCAAGTGGTGCAGGGAAGGGCGCTGCGTGCTGGGGATCACCGTCGCTGACGTTATGGCCGAATACTGGAAGTGGCGCAAGCTGGTGTTCCGGTACCCGAGCAGCGAGCAATATCCGTGGCCGAAGCCGGCTTTTTACCATATTTGCCTCGAACTGCGGCGCCGCGGAACTGATGGTCAACTGAGCCATAAAGAACTCGAGCGGGAAGCTGGCGATATTCTGGACATGTGGGAAAAGCGGGTGCTAGCCGGGAAGCCGATTCCGCCTATTCGTCGGGCGTTGGCTGCGCCAGTTGCTCCGAAAGGGCCGACACCGGCGGAGCTTTTGAAAGCTAAATATCAACGGATGAAAGCAGATGGCAGGGCATAGTGAGGAAATGGTCTGTTATGAGCGAGAAGCGGACTCTAACGTGGATTTTATCAACACTCAGGGTTTGCTTTTAAAAATTGTTATCCAGTTTTACTGCATGAGGTATCCCATAATTGTCCTACCGTTTTACTCATTTTTTGTCTCTTTTATCTATGACATCAATGGTTAAGATTACAACGTCTGAGCAGACGTACTAATTTAAATTCTGTCATTCAGTCGTAGCGATTCTGTGAGGCATCTTTTTATTTTAAACAACTCAAAAAGGTGGAAATAACGATGAAGCGTCCAAACTGGTTTCAAGTTTCCGATAAAGGTGGCAAGGCTATAGCAGCGCTCCATCATTACGCCACTACTGGTACAGGTTTACCTGCCGAGCTGATCCATTTAATTTTTTTAAGAGTTTCCCAGATCAATGGTTGTGCACACTGCATAGATATACATACTCGCGATCTTATCAAGAGTGGCATGTCCGTCGAAAAGATTGTATTGGTGCCTGTCTGGCGAGAAGCTACCTATTTATTCTCGGATATAGAGCAAGCTGCCCTCTCATGGGCGGAAGAAGTTACCCGTGTTAGTGAAACACATGCTTCCGATGAAGCATATTCCGCAGCGCTTTCTGTATTCGGTGAAAAAGATTTGGTTGAACTTACCATTGTTATTGCCACCATGAATGCCATTAATCGTATGGGTATTAGTTTTCGAATGAAGCCGCTTGCTAAAGCTTGACAGATGTAAATAGCTCCCATAAGGGACTCTGGAGCTATATTAAAGTCTGCTTCTGGCACACAAATGACATCCCAGCCTGTGCATGACCGTAAAAACTACCTTCACTTGATAAGCCGCTTCGGGTTATGACGAGGCGCTTGTGTGACATGCTGGAAAACCAATTTAGGCGTTTACTGAAAGCCTGGTTGTCCTCAAGTGAAACGACCCTTAGAAATTTCTATGGCGAAATAATCACATAAGTCTTCTCCACGTGTGTTATAAGCGAGTTTGAAATCGCCACCACTGGCGGTTAAGAGGCATCTCATGAAACTACGTATCACAAGAGCAATCGGCCTCAGCAAGTTCTCGCCACGTTGGGTTAAGGTTATCTGTTTACGGTTGACTAAAAACGATATTGAGCGCTCCCTCAACGCTCTTCTGGCCACAATCGATGAATCTGAACTTACCCCTGAGCAAGTCAAAGCATTAAGGGAATGCATTGACAGAATTAACATCGCAAGGGGGAAGGGTATGCAGGCGTGAGTACGTTTGATAAAAGGTAAGCCAGCACTGTATATGCGCGGCACGTTTGCTGCGCAAGTATCGCTGACCGTTCGATACCAGCTGAGCTTTTAGAGCCAAATTTAATTGGATCAATGCTGGTGGGAGGGGATAGAGATGAACTGGTTCCTGTGAGCGAAAATGAGGCCAACAATCTAAGCCTGCTCGGTTTACCGCATCTTACTGAGTACTGAAGCATTGCCTTTGCACCCGCCGGGCCCGCTGACTTTTCCCTATGTATTAGTTCACCCGCTTCCAGCTTGACACCCACCGAGTATGACTGCGTTAATCCTATGAAAAAGTAATAAGTCTACAAGTTCTTTTTAACATTCGCTGAATTCATTAGATTCTGGCCAGAAGATCTTCAAATATCCATTTTTATCATATTTTGAAAAAAGATTGCCCTGGAAGCAAAATATCCCAGCGGATTCGAGCCACATCCATTCTTCTGTCTGCTCGACTCCTGTAGCACAGATTCTTATTTCCAAAAGTTCACAGCAGCGGATTAAGCTTAGGAGTATAGCCTGCTTGGAACCTTCTTTATGTATATTGTGTATCAGTTGCGGGTGTATTTTGAGCTTCTCAGGCTGGAATTTCGAAAGAAACAATAAACCTGCATTACCCATACCAAAGTCATTAATAGCAACGCTTAATCCGCAACTTTTGAGTATCTGCACTGAATGCGCGAACTCATCAATTTCAGGGATTATTTCGCTCTCTGAAAACTCAACTATAACTTGTTCTGGGTATAAGTTACTTTCTCTGATATAATCGAGCAATATTTCAATCGCATCAGGCACCCTCAGTAAGGTTAAAGGCAGGAGTGTTATTGATACTCGTTGTGAAGAGGTAATGAAACTCCCTACGATTTTTAACAAGTCTCTCTTCGATTCCAAATCAAAAAATAAATTATTGGCTTTAATATCGCCTTTATCTGATTTTGCACTCAAGACAAAAGAATGAATTTGAGCAGCCAGAGGGTCTATAACTGCATGCATGTCTTCGATAATATCGGGATCAACCGATGATACATTTATTTGATCGGATGAAAAAAACCAACTGAATCTATCAGGAAGTTCATAATAGCTGTCTGTCTCAGCAGAATCTATAAATGTACGGAAAAACCGTAATGCTCTGTCGTTGTAAAGCAATTTATGTTGGGTTGTTCCACGTTGAAGAACCCTGTCCAGACACTCTTCTTTACTGAATAGTCTTATATCAATTAATTCCATGCCTGAGCGACCAAATCGTCGATAGGGGGCATAATCGGATAAGAGTTCTACAATGTTAAAGTGAAGTGCATCCATACAAATTTTTTTATAGATTTGCATTACAGCGGTTTCATCTCCTTCCAGAAGCTGTAAGAAATGAACGCCATTAAAAAGTAAAACACCAGTTACCCCCGCACGTTCATTTCGGGAATTGGCTTCACTAACCATGTCAACTATGGATTGAATTGGTGTATCAGCTCGCAGGTGGCTTCGGTAGATGAGAGTGGTAAGCATAGTTGCACACTTTAAAGGATTTTCTACTAAAGTAGCATGCGAAAGGTCAGTTAGGGCTATTTAACTGAAAAATTTACAAAAAAGAGTCCGGTAACATTAAAATTGTCCATGAAGAGTAAAATGCTTCACAAAAAACCATTCAATAACCGTGGTTAAAGCCCGCGAGATATGTTTGGCTCTGCAACATAAAAATTGCCTGGTATGCGCACGTGACAAAGTAAAAATTGATTCTAAGATTTGGTAGTGAAAATGATTACATGGAGTTTCGAATGGTTTTTATTGCGGCTTTAACTTTATCTTTTCTTCTGTGTGTAGCGGGCCTTATCTTCATTTTGCTGGAGTTAGTTAGCATAGGCTGCAACCCTGAACGACATTGAACAATACGTGCAAGAAATCCAGCAAAATCATTGATTGAAAGGCTCTTGACCTCAAGTTAACTTGAGCTTTTAAGATGGCGATTCTGGAGATAGTCAAAGGATTAGCCTAATGAAAGAGATTGATGTCGGTTTTACGCACGTTGCGTTTGTTGTTAGAGATTTGGAAAAAAGTATCGATTTTTACGGCCGTTATGCTGGCATGGAAGTCGTACACAGGCGAGAGCCTGACCTTCCGGAGGCACGTAAAGTCGCATGGTTAAGTGACCGAACTCGCCCTTTTGCGCTTGTCCTTGTCCAGGTTGATGCTGTGACTGACACCCCTTTAGGTAATTTTGGTCACTTGGGAGTAGCTTGTTCAAGCATTGAAGAAATCGACAATAAAGTAGCGATGGCCAGAATGGAAGGCATCTTGCGAAAAGAACCGGCTCAGGCAGGCGAACCGGTAGGTTATTATGTCTTCTTCGCTGATCCTGATGGCAACACACTCGAACTTTCTTATGGTCAGAAAGTCGGGATCGAGGCTTTCCGTCAAGATGATAGAGTGCCTGCATCTCAGTAAATTTCGATAACCGGTTGGATTACATTACGCACTGGTAATGTTTCATGTCGTTTTAGAGCTTGCTGACAAATTTGTTGCTTAGTAACAGCAAGCTCCATAATAGCCTTTACGAATTTTCATTTTATAAATCTCATATCGAAACCACAATTTAGTAGTGAAACTGCACTAAACTCCTCTGAAATCTATTCAACATAACTATTGTGTAGACCACCAAATCTGAGATCTGTCCCAAATCGTTCTTAAAACCGATACCTGCAAGCTTGGAAGCGCTCCATCCTTCTAACACTCTTTAATCGTTGCAAAATCCGTAAGATACGTTTATAAATATACTGTATATACATACAGGTGTTTGTTGCGGAGGGAAAAATGAAAATCGAGTTAGCCATTGATCGCATGAAGAAACTTCCTGATGGAGCTATACCTGCACTAGAGTCAGAACTGCTCAAAAGGCTCAGCAAGCAGTTTGATAATTGTCAGCTAACGATCAAGCGTGCCAGCAATGATGGTCTGAGTGTTTTCGGGGGCGACAAGAAAGAGGTTGAGCAAATCGTGCAGGAGACCTGGGAAAGCGCCGACGAGTGGTTTTATTAATCGCGTGAATTTCACTGGAGCAGTTTCAAAGAGTATCGCTGTTTGCGTTCCCCTGGCTGTTCCCGATTACTGTTTACCGCGTCAATAAGTCGCTCTGGGGGAAATAGTGTGTAGTGCAGATGCCTTTAATGCAGATGATCAATGGTACGACGTGGTCAGAAGGGCCGATAAAGCAGTTATCTATAGCTTCCCGGCTGAGGGCAGATATCTGGTTTATCGAGTAAATGGAATAGTTTCATTACGACCGTTGCTCGAAGAGGAAGAAATATTTACTCTCAACGGGTTTATGCAATTTGCAAAACGACTGGGGTACCGAGTTACACCACCGTCTGATATTATTATTTCATAGGCCTGAACAACCTATACCTGATGCGCCACGGAGAGAACCATGGCGCTAGAATTACAACTTATCAAACACCACTCAGGAATACTGATCCCGGCTACGCCTGAGACCAGCGATATCCTGCAATCCAAAACCCGGCTCGGCGATGTTCTTGTTGCCGAGTTCAGGCGGGTACGAAACCCGGCATTTCACCGGCGCTTTTTCGCGCTTCTCAATCTCGGTTTTGAATACTGGGAACCAACCGGCGGGGCTATCTCTAGCAACGAGCGGAAGCTCATCACCGGCTACGCAAAGTTCCGGGCTTCGTATGGCGGGAATGAGGGCGCGCTGATCGATGCTGCTGAGCAGTATCTTGAGCAGGTTGCATACCGACGCGTCACAAATGGCATTAGCCTGTGTAAATCCTTCGATGCTTACCGCTCATGGGTAATCGTCGAGGCAGGGCACTTTGATGCCATTCAGCTACCTGACGGCACACTCAAAAAGCATCCTCGCAGCATTTCATTCGCCAACATGGACGAACTAGAGTTTCAGCAGCTTTATAAAGCAGCGCTCGATGTACTCTGGCGCTGGGTCCTGTCGCGTTCATTCCGCAGTCGTGATGAGGCAGAAAATGTCGCCGCTCAACTGCTTGGCTTTGCGGGGTGATGGAATGAAGAAGACCTGGTTCCACCATACCGATTGCAGCACCGAACAGGCCGACGAACTGGTTAAGCGTTACAAAGCGCGCGGCGTTCGAGTTGAGCGCAGCCTTAACCAGGATTACGTGACCTGGACTGTCAGTGCGTTCCTTCCGACATCTAACACACCAGCGCGCCCGGACAGCCGCTGGCGAAACCGGATGTGGGAGTGAACGTGAAGACATATCAAATCACTTTGCCCTGGCCGCCGAGCAATAACCGGTATTACCGGCACAACCGCGGGCGTACACACATTAGTGCTGATGGCGTCGCGTATCGCTATGAGGTGGCCACTGTTATTCGAAGCGCCCGGCTTAATATCCGCACGGCCGCTCCACTCAAAATCCGTATCGATTGTCACATGCCCGACCGCCGGCGCCGCGATCTGGATAACCTGCAGAAGGCCGCTTTTGACGCTTTAACCAAGGCGGGATTCTGGCTGGATGACTGCCAGGTTATTGACTATCGCGTTGTGAAAATGCCTGTCGTTAAGGGCGGAAAGTTAGAACTCACCATTACCGAGATGGAGACCGCATGAATCTTGAAAATACCCTCAAATATCACTTCGCCAAATCGACAATGATTAGCGACTCTCCGCGTGCTACTGCGTCAGACTCATTAACCGGAACGGATATCATGGCCGCTATGGGCATGACGCAGGAACGGGCTGCCTTGGGTTATAGCGCCTTTCTCGGGAAGATGGGTATCAGCAACAATGACCGGGAGAGGGCGATTGAGTTGCTGGCCGAGTACGCGTTGACTAAGTGCGATCGGGTGGCTGCGCTGCGCAAGCTGGATGCCGGGGTTAAGCCACTGGTGATGCATCAGTTAGCCACCTTCGCTTTTGAGGATTATTCTCGCAGCGCCGCTAGCGTGAAGCAGTGCGATGGCTGCAATGGGGAAGGGTTTATTGACGCTGAGGTTTTCAGCATGAAGTCTCACACTCCTGCAAAAGAGAAGAGGTTCGTGAAGATGTCTTTGAACATGGGCGCGGAGGATATTCGTCCTTCTGAGTATGAGGTGCACAGGCAGGTCAGGGAGGTAGCGCGCGTTCTCTGCCCTCAGTGTAAGGGGAAGAAGGTAGTAAGCTGTGCCTGTAAAGATTGTCATGGCCGCGGGAAAGCTGTTAATCAGGCTCTTACAGAGCAGCAGGGCGTTCCGGTACTGGCTGATTGCAAGCGCTGCAGTGGGCGGGGGTTTGAGCGAATTCCATCAACGGAGGCTTATGCAGCTTTAAGGGAGATAACGGATGCAATCAGCCTCGATACTTGGAAGAAGTCTGTTAAGCCATTCTACGACCAGCTCATCACCAAGTTTGATATCGAAGAGGCGTGGGCTGATGCGCAGCTGAAGCAGATAACAAAATAGGGCGTTAATTTATCGTGAGCTATTTACTTTTCCCGAATCTGTGGTAATTTTGCTCTAACGATGGGTTATTGCCTTCGTTTAAAGCCCTGCGGTTAGCCCCGTGGGGCTTTTTGCTTCATAGCGATTTTAGAATTTCTAAAACCATCACTATTCATTGCCTCTTATACTTTCTATATCGAATAGGAGGGGGGTAATGATGAGAGAAGGCTATTACTGGATTCAGTACAATGGCAGCAGGCAGATAGCTTACTACGTGCACGAAAAAATCGACGATTTAGAGTCGGGTGAAACTATCTACGGCGCATGGTATGTGACTCGTGGAGATGATCTCGCCAACAATGGAGAGGTCGAAGTGATAAGTGGACGTATTGAAGAGCCAAAGCTGTCACGAACGTAAATGCCTATCAAACCTCGCTATCTTGTTATTTTCTCTGGACATAAATGACGATTATCAATCTACAGTGTATAATCGTCCTCTTTTCAATAGGTAACCCCATGAGAAAAGTTGTTTTTGCCTCACTATTTTTGGTTTGTTCCGCACATGCTACTAGCCAGCCTACGATGTTAGTTTTCAAATGTACCCCCAATCATTCTAAAACAAGCACCATCGTCACTTGGCAGGACGTTAAAAAAGAAGACGGATGGCATCGATATGCCAGTTGGAAAGACAAGGTGGGGCAGCACTATGGTATCGAACTTTATTTCAATGGTTCCGTACCTAATGCCGATGGTCAGATTGAAAATATTAATGTTTTCGGCAATATGGATAGCCAGAAAAAATTATCTGGCCCTGCTATTTCCATGGTATTCAATAAAAAAGCAAAGCTTATAACCTACAAAATCACAAATGATTCAGTCGGATCGGATGTACGCAATCCTCTGGAACATGGCGAATGCGTCCTGAGCGATAAAAGTTAATAATTTCAGCTAACAACAGTGCTGGTAGTTACTTCCATAATGCCGCCATTTGGCGGTTTTTTTTCGATTAGCTTCGCGAAACTATAATCGCTATTCCCCCTGTTAAACCCCCTTATGATCATAGGCCTTTCAAACACTGCACCCGCCTGAAGCGAGGTGAGAGTATGTATCGCATGGACAAATTAACCACTGGTGTTGCTTACGGCGCCTCAGCCGGCAGCATCCTCAACGGCATTCTAAACGCCTTCAGTCCCGAGCAGTGGAATGCTATCGGTGTGCTGGCGGGTATCGTTATCGCTGTACTGACTTATCTGACGAATCTCTATTTCAAAATCCGCGAAGACAACCGCCGCAGCAGGAGCCGTGATGAACCCTACACTGAGAAATAAGCTGGTGGGCGCCATTGTTGGTGGATCAGGTGCAATCTCTATTGCAGCTGTCATGCTGGGTAATGCAGATGGTCTTGAAGGGCGGCGTTATTACGCCTATCAGGATGTGGTCGGCGTCTGGACTGTTTGCGATGGCCACACCGGCGATGACGTTCGCCGCGGTCACCGCTACACCGATAACGAATGTGACGCTTTGCTTCAATCTGACCTGCGCAAGGTAGCTGCAGCTATCGACCCGCTGATTAAGGTCCACATCCCTGAACCTACCCGCGCCGCGCTTTACTCCTTCACGTATAACGCAGGAGCGGGCGCATTTAGCAGATCGACGCTGCTGAAGAAACTGAATGCCGGTGATGTTCCGGGAGCATGCAAAGAGCTGCAGCGCTGGACGTATGCCGGTGGCAAGGAGTGGAAGGGGCTGATCACCCGGCGCGAGATTGAGCGTGAAGTTTGCGAGTGGGGCCAGAAATGAGCCGAATAACAGCCATCATCTGTGCTGTCGTTATCTGCCTGCTGATTTCCATGGCCTGGGCGATTAACCACTACCGCGACAACGCCATCACCTACAAAGACCAGCGCGATAAAGCCACTGAGAAACTCAGCCTGGCCAACGCCACCATCAAAGACATGCAGACCCGCCAGCGTGATGCCGCTGCGCTGGATGCCAAATACACGAAGGAATTAGCCGATGCGAAATCTCAGCTTGAAGATTTGCAGCGTTGCGTTAGCACTGGTAAGTGTGGGCTGCACGTCAACGCCAGATGTTCCGCGAACGGAACGGCCGGCACCGGCGGCCTGGGCGATGCTTCCAGCCCCAGACTTACTGACTCCGCTGAACGGGATTATTTCACCCTCAGAGAGCGAATCGTCACAGTGACGAAGCAGATAGATTATCTGCAGGAATATCTAAGGTCACAATGTCTGAAATGATAAGGATGTTGATTATCATCTGGAGAGCAGTTAGTTGTTTCTTGGGTGAATATGGCGTTTAAATGAAAATTTTGAGCAAGATGTTTATGTTTTTGATTGGTCGATAAAAATAATTGTTTTATGAACATCTATTGAATAAAGAATATCAGAACAAATATCTCTCTTTGCTAAGAGTTGCCTTCTACTTCGTCGCGGGGTGGTTGATATTTGAATAATAGGTGGTTGCCTGTGAGCTATAGAAAAACATCCTTTGTGGGATTGATTACATTCGATGCTTCGCATAAACATGCTGAAATTACTGAGTACTTACGTAAGCGTGGATACGAGAAAAAACATTAAATGGATATGATATTTCATTTAAAACCTACATCGGTACAGTGGATTGTGATGTCGAAATAAATGAAAATGGCTCGTTCTCTTCCTTGAAATTAAAAAAAGAGTCTGACCGACTTGCTGACAATGTTCGAGAAAATCTTAAAGATTTTTTTGAAGTGAACGAAGTTGACGGGAGTGTTTTTGTTATGTTTGCTTGGAGGTTGTCTGCTGACGATAGTACCACCCGTTAAGTTATCTCGAGCAATTATGTTATAAACCACCTCTGTCTATAGGCGGTTTTTATCACCACGTGAATTGTGTCGTTTGTCTGTCAATACGGTTATTTTGATTTAGTTTGTAACATACAAGTCTTCTACCGTAGTAAAGGGTGTACATATTCTTTTGGTGGTTAATTGGGAAATATTTATTGCTACGATTGAAGTACATCCTTCACTTAGATGTTGCGGAAGTTTTAAAGTGAAATGGGGCGCCCCATTTCACAATTTTTTTCAAACAAAAAAAGTTAATGATAAAATAACAATGCCAATTGATAAGGTTCTGCAAGAAATACTGAACCATTTCTTGGATGGTGAACTTGAGGGTATCAGGTCTGTCATTATAAACATTATTGTTACGTAAATGGTTAATGCGCCAATCACGCATTTATTTCCGAAGTTTGTGCCTAGTAATGAGAAATGGAAAATGGTTGAGCAAAATGTAAACAGAGCACAAAGCGCCGTCGCAATGATAAGTGCAAATTCACCACGCGAAAGATCTTCTTTTGTTAAAAACTCTTCAAAGCAACTGTTTTTTTTAGTTTCATTGGATATTTTACTTTTCTTATCATCTTCCATGGTTTTTCCTTAGGGCGGTGACTATTGTTTCATCATGTTAAAGAGAAATTTAAATGAACAAACCGGACTGGGGCATTCTTCTGCAACAGTACCTATTCGAATATACTACCACAGGTATTTCACCAAAGCAGTGGTGTGAAGTAAAGGGGTTGAATTACGCGACAGCCCGCCGATATATCAAAAAACCTTCAGCACAATCCGTGAAAAAACTTGCGCAGAAGCCATTACACGCTGCGCAGAAGGAAAAGTGCGCAGACAGACTAGTGAACAGTGAGCTTAGTCCTAAGATAAAGCGCTTCATTGCTGAGTATCTGATAGACCATAATGCTTCAGCAGCCGCAGAGCGAGCTGGATACAGTGACCCGAACTATGGCCGCCAGCTCATAACGAATCCTAACGTTGCGCAGGCCATTGCGCAGCAGCAGAAAGCCTCCATTGCGCGCACGCTTGGCTGTGCCGATGAAGTCCTCGCCCAGATGTGGCAGCTCGCCACCTTCGATGCAAACCAGCTTTCGCAGTATCGCCGCGGTGCCTGCCGTTACTGCTGGGGATTCGGTCACCACTACCAGTGGCGGGATGCTGTCGAGTTTGAAGAGAAAAGACTCGAGGCTGTTGAGCGTGACAGACGTGAACCTGATGATTCCGGCGGTTACGGTTACGACCACACCCGAGAGCCCAATCCAGAATGCCCACGCTGCAATGGCGACGGCATTGGCCAGCCTTATTTCCCCGATACGCGCAAACTCCCGGCAGCTTCTCGGCTCGCTTACTCCGGTGTAAAGGTCGGCAAAAATGGCGTCGAAATCACAGCAATCAGCCGCGAGCGAATGTTCGAAGCTGTCATGAAGCGCCTGGGCCTGGCTTATAGCGAGTTTGCGCAGCGCCTGCAGCAGATTGAAATCGAACGTCGGCAGCTGGAGGTTGAGAAACTCCGTAAAGAGCTGGCCGGTGATGGTGAAGACGATGAACCAACCCCAGTGCAGATCAATATCAACGTAGTGGACGCGAGGGCGGAAGATGGGGATCAGCCCGACACTTAACATTCCTCAGGCGCGCTTCCTCGCGATGCAGCACAAATTCAAAGCCTACGTTGCCGGGTTCGGCTCCGGTAAGACGTGGGTAGGTTGTGGCGGCATCTGTAAGGGGATGTGGGAGCATCCTAAAATCAACCAGGGTTATTTCGCGCCAACATATCCGCAGATCCGTGACATCTTCTACCCGACGATTGAAGAAGTAGCCTTTGACTGGGGCTTGAGCGTCAAAATCAACGAGGGTAACAAAGAGGTTCATTTCTACGAGGGGCGGCGCTACCGCGGGACAACCATCTGCCGCTCGATGGAGAAGCCCGGCTCGATAGTCGGTTTCAAAATCGGTAATGCGATGGTGGATGAGCTGGACGTCATGGCGGCTGCCAAAGCGCAGCAGGCGTGGCGAAAAATCATCGCTCGTATGCGTTACAAGGTTGATGGGCTACGTAATGGCATTGATGTAACGACGACGCCAGAAGGGTTCAAGTTCATCTACCAGCAGTTCGTGAAGGCGGTGCGTGAAAAGCCAGAGCTTGCGGCGCTGTATGGACTGATTCAGGCCAGCACGTTCGACAATGCGAAGAATCTACCGCCTGATTACATCCCGTCGCTGCTGAGTTCTTACCCAGACGAACTGATTCAGGCATACCTGCGAGGGAAGTTCACCAACCTTAACAGCGGGACTATTTACCACACCTTCAACCGCAAGCTGAATAACTGTTCTGACGAGATTCAGGACGGGGATCCGCTGTTTATCGGTATGGACTTCAACGTAGGGAAAATGGCCGCTATTGTTCACGTAAAGCGTAACGGCTTGCCGCGTGCGGTGCGTGAGCTGGTGAAGGTCTACGACACGCCAGCGATGATTAAGCGCATCCAGGAAGAGTTCTGGCGCTACGAGGATGGACGCTACGTGAAGAGCCGGGAGATTTACATCTATCCGGATGCCTCTGGTGACTCACGCAAATCGCAGAACGCCAGCAAGACCGATATTGCTCAGCTAAACGATGCCGGATTCAGCGTCATTGTTGATGATGCCAACCCGCCGGTTAAGGACCGTATCAACTCGATGAACGCCATGTTCTGTAACGCCAACGGCGAACGCCGCTATCTGGTGAACGTCCAGAACTGCCCGGTTTATACCGAGAGCCTCGAACAGCAAATCTGGGCGGCCAATGGCGAACCGGACAAATCAGCAGATAACGATCACCCCAATGATGCTGGTGGCTACTTCATCGTGAAGGATTACCCGATCGTGAAACCGGCATACTCAATCACCATGGACACCACTTTCTGATATGGCAAACGACGACATCACCTGGGTTCGACCAGAACACCGGGCGGCTTCTGCTGCCTGGCGGAAATACAGAGACTTTTGCAAAGGCGCTGAGGCCGTAAAAGCGGCGGGCAATAAGTATCTGCCTTATCTCGATCCAACCGATAAATCCACACGCAATCGCAAGCGCAATGAGGACTATCTGAGCCGCGCGGTGTTCTATGCGATTGCTGGCAATACGAAGATCGGCATGCTTGGGATGGCGTATCGCAAGGACCCCACGTTTAATGGTCCTGAAAAGCTGAAGTACCTGTTGGACAATGCTGACGGGGCCGGAACCAGCATCTATCAGCAGTCACAGCTGGTGGCTGAGAACGTGCTGGAAGTTGCGCGTGAGGGGCTTTATGTCGATTACGCTGAAGCCTCCGATGAAGCGATCATCCTCCGCTATCCGGCAGAAAACATCATCAACTGGAGAACAAAGCGTATCAACGGACGCGATCAGCTTGTGCTGGTGGTCCTTCGTGAATGCGTAGAAGAGCCGGATGGTTACGCTTACAAGGATGAAATCCAGTACCGCGAGCTGGCGCTGGAAGAAGGGAAGTTTATCTGCCGGGTATGGCGCCGGGCAGGTGGCACCGCAAGCGGAACCTACACAGTTGACAGTGAGTACCACCCTAAGCCCAAAGGGCAGGACTACTGGGATGAAATTCCGTTTACCTTCGTTGGCGCCCAGAACAACGATCCCACAATTGATGATTCACCGCTGGCTGCGCTGGTGGAGATAAACCACGGACATTACCGAAACAGCGCTGATTATGAGGACAGCGTGTGGTTCTGTGGCCAGGTGCAGCCGTACATGACTGGGCTCGATACCGGCTGGCGCGATCACCTCGAGAAGAAGGGCGTGAAAATTGGTTCCCGATCACCGCTTTTGCTTCCCAAGGAGGGCTCGTTTGGCTATGCCCAGGCGCAGCCGAACATGCTGGCTAAAGAGGCCATGGACAGTAAGCGCGATTACATGGTGCAGCTGGGCGCCCGACTGATTGAGCAGAACGCCACGGCGAAGACGGCAACCCAGGCGAGCGGTGAGCAAACATCCTCAACGTCGGTGCTCGGTATCTGCGTCTCGAACGTTTCCGAGGCCTATACGCTGGCACTTGGCTGGTGCGCGAAATACCTCGGCATCAAGGGAGAAACGACGAGTTACACCATCAACCAGGAATTCATAGCGAAGGTTGCCGAGTCTGGCATGGTGACGGCAATCGTCAACGCCTGGCAGTCCGGTGCGCTGCGCGATAGCGATATGATTCGCTCGCTGCAGAAGCTCGATCTCATTGACCCGGCAGACAGCCCGGACGAGGTTATTGATGCGCTTCGCAATCAGGCACCAACGTTGACGGGAGGCTGATATGCCCACCATTAACGAAAGCTTGCGCGATGAGTCGATCGCACATTCCGTCTGGTTGAGCCGCTACGCCACTGGAGTGGCAAACCGGATGGTGAAGTTGCTTAACGAGACGGACGCGGACCTGTCGGCACGTCTACTGGATGCGCTGGAGAGATTGCCTCCTGAGAGCTTCACCGTTAGCCGTCTGGAGAGTTTACTGGGCAGCGTACGCGAACTTAATCATCAGGCCGTAGCTACCATGCAGGCAGGGCTCGAGGGTGAGCTGGTGGCGCTGGCAAAGAACGAAGCAAATTATCAGCTGAGCCTGTTCGATTCCCTTTTGCCATCACAGGTCCTGTCTCACTATCCGCTGCAGGGCATCACCGCCGATATGGTGTATGCCGCGGCGATGGCGCAACCCTTTCAGGGGAGGCTACTAAGTGAGTGGGCGGATAATCTTGAATCGGACAGGCTGGCGCGGATCGTGAACGCCGTCCGCAGGGGGTATCTTGCCGGCGACACTGTAGAGACTATCGCGCGCAGTGTTCGCGGCCACGCCAATAAAGATTATCGCGACGGCGCGCTGCAGATGAGCAGGGCAAACGCCGCCAGCATCGCTAAAACAGCTGTGAATCATCTGGCTGCCACAGCGCGCAACAGCTTCACCAGCGCCAACAGCGATATCGTGAAAGGCAAACAGTGGCTTTCTACGCTGGACAATAAAACCAGCCACGACTGCATTATTCGTGACCTGCTGCGCTACTCCCTGGATAACAAACCGGTCGGGCATAAGGTGCCTTATCTTCAGGGACCCGGGAAGATTCATTTCTGCTGCCGTTCTACTGAAACTCTGATTCTCAAGTCCTGGCGCGAACTCGGCATTGATATTGATGAGATGGACGATGGCACTCGTGCCAGCATGGATGGCCAGGTGCCAGCTAAAACCTCGTATCTGGAATGGCTCGCGCGCCAGTCGGCACAACGCCAGGATCAGGTTCTGGGTGCCGAGCGTGGACGTCTGTTCCGCGCGGGTGAAATCGACCTGGCTGATATGTTCACTGACAAAGGCGAGTGGATCAGCCTGGAACGGCTGAAGCAGCTCTCAGGCACAGACAACTAACAATCACATCTTACTCCACGCCCTGGCATCCGCCGGGGCTTTTTTATGGGCGAGGCCCGGCAAAATCCCGAGGGGAAATTATGTTAATTCGAAACATGCTTCTGAAATTTTACGCACCTGAAAGCGGCGGAGAGGGCAGCGGTGGCGGTGGTATCGAAATCACCCCAGAAATCCAGAAGCTGATAGATGAGCGCGTGACCAACGAAGTAACTGGCCTGAAATCGAAAAACTCTGAGCTGCTGGGAACCATTAAGCAACAAAAAGAAAACCTGTCTCGCTTTGATGGTATCGATCCTGATGCAGTGCGCGGGATCCTCCAGCGTTTTTCCGACGACGAAGAGGCAAAGCTGATTGCCGCCGGGAAAATCGATGAGGTGCTCGATAAGCGCACCGAGCGTCTGCGTGCTGACGTCGATAAGCAAATCAAAGCCGCTAATGAACGCGCGGACAAAGCCGAAGCGTTCTCCAACAAATTCCGGGATCGAGTTCTGGGGGATGCAATCCGCGCAGCAGCCTCAAAAGCTGGCGCGCTGCCGGAAGCATCTGACGATCTGATTCTGCGTGCCAAAGGCACATTCCAGCTCAACGACGAAGGCGAGGCCGTAGCAGTTGATGCAAATGGCGATGTTCTGTTCGGTAAAGACGGCAAGACTCCACTAAGCCCGCTTGAGTGGGCGGAGTCTCTTAAGGAGACGGCTCCGCATCTGTTCCCACGCGCAGAAGGCACCGGCGCGGGCGGACACAAACCAAACGGCGGTGGCAGCCTGAAACGTTCCGAAATGAGCGCCAGCGACAAAGCGGACTACATCCGCAAGCATGGCCAGCAGGCCTTCCTCAAACTTCCGAAATAAGGGATTAACCCATGTCTACCACTGTTAATAGTGACCTTATCATTTATGACGATCTGGCGCAGACCGCTTTCCTCGAGCGTCGCCAGGACAACCTGGCAATTTTCAACGCGTCCTCCAACGGTGCGATCCTGTTGGATAACGAGCTGATTGAAGGCGATTTCCGCAAGCGAGCCTTCTACAAAGTGGGCGGCTCAATCGAATCGCGTGACGTTAACTCTACCGAAAAAGTGACGGGTAAGAAGATTGGCGCCGGTGAAGCCGTATCAGTCAAAGCGCCTTGGAAATACGGTCCATACGAAACTACCGAAGAAGCGTTCAAACGCCGCGGCCGCTCGGTTGACGAGTTCTCCGAAGTGATCGGCACTGACGTGGCTGACGCGACGCTGGAAGGCTACGTGAAATACGGCTTGAAGGCGCTGACGGCAGCTATTGGCGCCAACGCGGATATGGTGGTCACCGCCGATATCGAAACAGACGGTAAGAAGACCCTGACGCGCGGCCTGCGTAAGTACGGCGACAAGTTCAACCGTGTTGTGCTCTTCGTTATGCACTCCGCCACTTACTTCGACATCGTGGATGAGGCGATCGCCAACAAAATCTACGAAGAAGCAGGCGTGGTGGTCTACGGTGGCCAGCCAGGTACGCTGGGTAAACCTGTGCTGGTGACCGACACCATGGACGCGGATGCGATTCTCGGGCTGGTGACCGGGGCGGTGACTGTTACTGAGTCTCAGGCTCCGGGGTTCCGTTCCTACGACATCAACGATCAGGAAAACCTGGCGATCGGGTACCGTGCTGAAGGCGTGGTGAATGTCGACCTGCTGGGTTACAGCTGGGATACCTCCAAAGGTGACAACCCGGACCTGACCAAAATCGGCACCGCAGGTAACTGGAAGAAGCACTTCACCAGTAACAAATCTACGGCTGGCGTGCTGATCAAACTGGGATCCGCAGCGGGGGAGTAACGCTGTCAGCGGATAAATCCTCCGCAGCCGCTGACAGCACCGATGCGGTCACCATTTCCCTGAAGTACACGCTAAACGGCGCAGGTGTTTCCGGCAAAACCGTTGTCTGGAATTCAACCGGCGGCACGCTCAGCACTGCCAGTTCTCAAACCGGCTCTGCTGGTGGGGCGACGGTCAAACTTACCTCTGATACGGCAGGTACTTTCACAGTCACTGGTACTGTTGATGGTATTGCTAAATCGAGTGAGGAAATCACCTTCACCGCGCCTGCTGCAGGCTAACTGATGGGGCGTAAGCCCCATTCAACGGATGCTCAGATGATTAATACTGATATCACCGCCGCTGACGTTAACAGTTACGCCAGCGAAGATGAACTGGCGTCATTTGCCACGCTGAGAGGAGTTGAGGTGCCTGAAAAGCTCACACCATTACTGATTAAGGCGATGGACTACCTGGAAGGTCTTGATTGGGTAGGTTCCAAAGCAGACCCTCGACAGCCGCTGGCCTGGCCACGCGCAAATGTCATTCTGGATGGACACGACTTCCCACCCGACCAGGTGCCGCGGCAGGTTATCACCGCACAATGCATGCTGGCTATCGAGGCGATTGATGGCGATTTGCTTTCAAGCGTTCGTGAGGCCGCGGTTAAAACCGAACGTGTCGAAGGCGCCGTAACCATGACTTATGCGGTTGCCGACGGTGAGGTGTTTACGCCAACTTACCCGGCGGTAATGGCTATTCTCGGCAACCTGGCTGGTGGGCGTGGATATGCAATCAATACTTTCGCGGAGCGCGCGTAATGGCCATTAACTATCAGCGAATGCAGGCGACAGCGATTCGTATGCTCAAGCAGAACGGCATTGCATACAACGTCACGCGTAAGGGCTCGTTAATCGTCATCGGTGGTGTGGAGCATCGTTCCGAGGATATCCAGTTCACAGCCATAGGAGTTAAGACGGATTACGCGCCAGGCGAAATTGATGGAACCGTCATTGAAAACGGCGATGTTCGGATTGTCTTCAGTGCTGAGAAGGACATTAAAACAGGCGATCTGATCGACGTGGACGGCGTAAGCCACCGCGTAGTAAAACCTAACCCCGTGAAACCGGGTGCGGTGGTGCTCTGCTACAAATCTCAGTTGAGGGCATAGCATGAGCGATAATAAGGCGTTTACGGCTGCCATCACCGTGTTCGTGGACAAAGCCAAAGCGAATCAGGAAGCGGTCGTACGTGCTGTCGGCATTCGGATCCTTAATCAACTGGTGATGATGTCACCTGTCGGCAACCCCGAGCTCTGGGGCATCAACCAGACGGCAGCTTCTTACAATCAGGCGGTATACGACCATAACGAAGCGCAAAAATCGGACCCTGCCAACCTGACCAAAACCGGGCGACTGAAGAAAAAAGCCCGGGTGGTGGATGGGATGGATATCAAAGCACCGCCGGGGTATACGGGCGGACGCTTTCGCGGTAACTGGCAGGTGTCCTTTGATGCGCCAGCGACTGACGAGACAGGCCGGGTTGATAAGACAGGTGATCTGACAAAAGCGGCCGGGAACTACACGCTATCGCTCTTCAAAGTCGGGATGAAGGCCATTTATTTCTGCAACAACGTGCCCTATGCCTACCCGCTTGAAATGGGGCATTCCACACAGGCGCCGGGCGGCATGGTCCGCATAACTGCTGCTGAGTTTCAACGCTTCTTTGAGGAAGCTGTCAGGGAGGTGACTAAGTGATTCCAGATATTGCATCTGCACTGGCCGCCAGACTGGGTACCTGGGCCGATGCTGAGGGCATTTCGGTTGCATGGGAGAACGTGCCGTTTACACCTCCTGCTAACGAGATGTACCTGGCCGTTCACGATATGCCCGTTACGCCGCTAACAATCGATCTCGGCTTGCGCTGCCGGACTTATTCTGGCGTGTACCAGATTAATGTCGTGGCGCCAGCCGGCTCCGGCCGTACCTCCGTTATTGCTCTGGCGGGCAGAGTGGCGGAATTGTTCCCCGAGGGGCAGGAAATTGCAGGCAAAGACTTTACCTGCTGGATTAGCAGCGCGCCTGGCATATTCCGCGGCGTCCCTACACCTGTGTCCTACACCGTTCCTGTCAGCCTGAATTATCGGGCAGACATTAACAGCTGATTTCCCTCTGATGTCCCACAACTGACCGGCCTTGAGCCGGTTTTCCCGTTTCTAAAGGAGTAACCAATATGGGCTTTGCATTGCCTAACGGCGCTCACGTCTATCTGGCATCGGGTTATGGCCCAGCCATTACTTTCACCGGGGCGACGAACGCCGAAAATATGGTGATCACCGTGAGCGAAGCGGACGCACTCAAGGTGGGTGATATTGTTCATGTGAACTGCAACTGGTCTGGTGTTGATAACGTCATTGCAAAAATTGATGCGATTGCCGAAAGCGCCGTAACTCTTCGCAATATCAATACCACCAACAAAAACAAATATGCCGCTGGTGGCGGTACCGGTTCGATCCGCAAAGTGCTTGAATGGACCGAGCTGCCGCAAATTACCGAGGTGTCGAAATCCGGCGGCGATCAGAACACCACACAGATTCAGTTCCTGAGTGATGACCGCCAGCGAAACCTGAACACCTATAAATCCGCAGTCTCGCAGACCTACTCGATCGCTCACGACTCAAATCTTCCGGTATATCCGTTGCTGCGCCAGTTGGACGAAGACGAAGAGACTGTGGCGGCGTACATGTACGTGCCGAAGGCGAAGGAGAACCGTTACTGGGCGGCCACGGCATCTTTTGACGATACGCCAACTACTGCAGTTAACGAGGTAGAGACAGTGAGTGTGGTGCTGAACCTGCAGTCACCGGCGATGACGTTCTACAAGGTGACTGACGCTGCCTCCTAGCCGTCAGAGCTTTCACTATTCCATGCCTCCCATCACGGAGGCTTTTTTTCGTTAAGAGGTATCGATGGCGACCAAATTCACCCTTCAGCCCAAACCTACATTCAAGGCCAATGTCTCGATCCCCCGCGCTGGCGATGAGGATGGTGTACTGACCTTCACGTTCAATCATAAGCCACTCAAAGAGCTGGCTGATCTGGAAAAACTGGAAGGCAAAACCGCCACTGATTTTCTGATGGAAATTATTTCTGGCTGGGCGCTCCCCGATGCATTCAACGCGGAGAATCTGTCGGTGCTGCTGGAAAACTATCCGGCTGCAATGAAGGCTATCCCTGAAACCTACTATCGCGAACTGATGGGGCAGCGCGAAAAAAACTGATAGCGGTTGCCTCTGCATTCTATACGCCTGAACCCACAGCGGCAGACCTGGCGCCATACGGGCTTACGCCGGATGACTACGACGATCAATACATCGACGTCTGGCCAGATGTATGGCCTTCATTCCTGGTGTTTCAGACTGTCAGCACGCAGTGGCGCACGGGCATGGGAGGCGCATCAGGGCTTGATTACAATGTGCTGCCCTGGGTGATGCGCCTGCACCACGTCGACGACGAGGCAACCGCGCTTTCGGACATCCGAATCATGGAGAGCGCCGCACTAAAAGTTATGCATAAAGAGAGGGCGGAATGAGTAACGACATCGCCACGATTTCCCTGCGCGTAAATACCACTGAGCTGGAGCGTGGTAACCAGGCACTGGATCGCTTTCAGGAGACCGCGACCGCCGCTGCAGGTAAAGCGGATGACCTGAACAGTGCGTTCCGCACAGGAATCGATAACCAGAAGAAGAACAGCGAAAGCCTGAAGCAGCAGCGTCAGGAACTGCAGAACCTGCTGAATAAAATCAGCCCGGTAAACAAGGCGCTGGATGAACTGGACACTATTCAGCAGAGCCTGGCGAAATTTCGCGGTAAAGGGCTGGTGGGAGACGAGGATTTTACTCGTTACAACAGCGTGCTTGAGACGACGCGGGCAAAACTGGCACAGGTAATGGAGTCTGAAACCGCAGAGGGGCGGGCTCGCATTGAACAGGCTCAGGCAGCGCAGCGTGCAGCTGCGGCGGGCAAAACCTTTATCGATTCGCTGGAAGAGCAGGTCACAGCAATCGGAAAAACGCGCGCAGAACTGTTAGAGCTAAAAGCTGCCCAGCTCGGCGTATCCGATCGTGCTGCACCAATGATCGCAAAGCTGAAAGAGCAGGAGGAAGCATGGAAGTCTGGGGCCATCAGCGCGGGCCAATATCGCAATGCTATGCGTTATCTCCCGATGCAAATGACCGACATTGTGACTTCACTGGCTTCCGGTATGCCGGTTTATATGGTTGCTATTCAGCAGGGCGGTCAGCTCCGTGACTCGTTTGGCGGTGTAGGCAATGCTCTGAAAGCGATGTTGTCGATGGTGACTCCTGCCCGAGTGGCCATTGGTGGCCTGGCTGGCGCTGTACTGATTGCGGCAAAAGCGGGATCGGACTACTTCACCGCCTACGACGAAATCAACAAGGCCATTATCAGAACTGGCAACATTGCCGGCACGTCAGCGCTCCAGATCATGGCTTCCTCCCAGTCTATTGCTGCCTCTACTGGCGCGACTGTAGGAACCGTTCAGAGTTTAATGACTGAACTGGTTGGCATGGGATCGCTGACACAGAAGCAACTTGAAAAAGCAGCGGGTTCCACGGCACTGGCGGTTCAGACCGGTATAGTCTCGGCGCAGGACATCACCAAAGCCTATAAGGACATCGAAAAAGACCCTGTTAAAGCGCTGCAGAGTCTCAACGAACAATATAATTTCCTGACCGTTTCACAACTTAAGCATGTTGACGATCTGATAAAGCAAAAGGACCAGACAGCGGCCGTTACACAGGCCATGGATTTGTTTGGCGATACAATGGCTGAGCGCGGAGAGCAGGCTTATGACTCGCTGGCACCGTTTGGTCGCCTGTGGCTGGATATCAAGGGCTGGGCGTCTGAGGCCATGCAGAATATCGGTCAGTGGGTAGCAGAGCTGGCATCAAACACACTGAAGGAATTCAACGCAATTTATTACAGCGTAGCGATCGTTTTCCAGAAGCTGAACCAGATTATTTCTTCCTCTATCGCTGCCGCGATTAATCTCATTCCCGACTGGGCGAAAACAGATACATTGCGGGGATGGCAGGATTACAACGAACAAATGGCCGGTGCTTATGGCTACAGCGTTTCTCAGCTGAAAAAAGACTGGGATGCGGCTGATATTAGTGCAGGCAAATACCTCGATACGACCAGAAAGATAAGTACCACAACCACCCAGAAGGATCGCGAAGGAGTCGCTTCTTTTGGTAAAAATACGAAAACCGGAAAGCAGGGCACTTTATCGGCTGGCGATCGCAGCACGGATGCTGCCCAGGCCGAGCTGCTGGCGCTTCAGGCACAGTTACGCGCGTTGCAGCAGCATAAAGGGCTTAACGACACTATCAGCCAGCAGCGCAAAGAACTGTGGACGACTGAAGCGAAATTTCAGGTACTGGAGGAGGCCTCCCGATCTCGCTCTCTGACAAAGCAGGAGCAATCTCTGCTCGCGAGTAAAGACGAGGTGCTGCAGTTAGCGCGGCAGAAAGCCCTGTTAGGTGATCAGATTACGGCACAAGAACTGCTGAACAAGCGCATGGATACCTCGCACAAATACGTCACGCAGATGGCTGAGAAACAGGCCGCATTACTGGGTGGCGCGGGGATGAGTGACCGCCGGGCGCAGCGAGAGCTGGCAAAAAGTCAGCTCGCCGCCGGCTGGAAAAATACTGGTGGTTCGCTGGATGAAGAGGGATATCAGAAACAGCTTAAGGCAGCTAACGATTACTATGATGCTGAGGATCAGCTACGCGGAGACTGGCTGACCGGCGCGAAAAAGGGCTGGGCTGATTTCGAAGACAGCGCGACCAATGTGTACTCCCAGGTGCAGAAGGTTACTAGTAACGCGTTCACCGGGATGGCCAGCACCCTGACTGATTTCTTCACAACAGGTAAATCTAACTTCTCAGATTTCCTTTCCACTTTCCTCAAGGGCATCGCCCAGATGCTGACCCAACTGGCTCTGGTTAATGGAATGAAGTCAGCCTTTGGTGGAACGGGTATCGGGGCGTTTTTTGGTTTCTCAGGTGGTGGTTTGGTCCCCGGTTTTGATGGAGGCGGCTACACGGGAGATGGCGGTAAGTACCAACCGAAAGGCGTGGTACACGGCGGTGAGTTTGTGTTTACGAAGGAAGCGACAAGTGTATTAGGTGTCGGCAATCTCTATGCGCTTATGCGTGGAGCTCAGGGGTATGCAAACGGCGGTTATGTTGGCACAGCCCCAATGTATGGGCTGCAATCGAATGCAGCTGGTGGCGTAACCGTTCAAACTTCCGTGGTCGTTCAAAACCAGAACACTCACCAGCAGACTTCCGGCAATAACGATGCTATTTCTCGGGCTTACAAACAGACCATCGATCAGTCTGTTCGTGCTGGAATTGCTAAGGAGTTGCAACCCGGAAGGTTGATTTGGAACGCGATGAAAAGCCGTTGATAAACTGATAGCAGTCCCTTGTTTGAGCCTGCTATCACAAGATTAATTATTTACGGGGCAGATACTTATGGGTTGTATATGTCCCACCCTTGTGTGAGGAGCCTTTCCCGTTTGTATAATGACCACGAGAACCTTTTGCATAAGAGATCGAGGGCGCCACAAGTATTAAAGAAAGAACGGCAACTAGTAGTGTTTTCATAAGAACTCGCTGTGTAGTGAAGTAGTGTAAAAGCCATTCAAATATACGTAATGAATAGGTAGTAGGAGAAAAAATTCTTTCTGCCACTATTCGAATTCAACCCGCTTCGGCGGGTTTTTTTATACCCGGAGGAAAGTTGGCGATCGAAACATTTATCTGGCGAACCCAGATTCAGGCGGGCATGGAAGGGGAGTTTACTCACGTAACGCGCTCTGCTTCCTTTGGAGACGGCTTTGAACAGATCGCCGGTGAAGGCATCAATCCTGAAAAACAGTCATGGCCGATGACCTTAACGGGAAAAAAGGCAGAGATGCTCGATGCGCTGAGTTTTTGCCGCAAGCACATCACAAAATCCTTTATCTGGACGTCTCCTGTTGGCGAAACCGGTTTATACCGGATTGAAGCTGATTCCATTAAAGCCCAGCCGCTATCCAGCAAAGTGATGACCATAAAAGCAACCTTCAAACAGGCATACGCATCATGATTACTGAAGATTATCAACGCCTCGAACCGGGTGAAAAAATACGTCTTCTGGAGGTAGACGGTTCTGCGTTTGGTCTGGACGACGTTCTACGCTTTCACGCTTATAACCTCCCGCATACTGAAGAAGAGATTGCGGCTGCTGGTGGCGACGAATCAAAGTTAAAGGCGAAGAGTATCTGGTGGCAGGGCGAAGAGTATGGTGCCTGGCCATATAAGCTCGAGGGACTGGAAGCTTCAACCGATGGCAGCAGCGCCCAGCCGACGCTCACCGTTGCCAACATTGACAGCTCTATCACTGCGCTCTGTCTGGCCTATGACGATATGCTGCAGGCCAAAGTTACGATTCATGACACTTTTGCGCATTACCTGGATGAGCGCAATTTCCCGGATGGAAATCCAACAGCAGATCCCTTGCAGGTGAGAAAGCGGGTTTTCTATATCGACGGTAAAAATAGCGAGCTTCCCGGTGAAAGTATCGAGTTTGTTCTTACCAGCCCGATGGATCTGCAGGGGTTGATGATCCCGACGCGCCAGCTTCATTCCCTGTGTACCTGGTGCATCCGGAATAAGTATCGCACCGGCGATGGGTGCGATTATACGGGCACGCTTTACTTCGACAAAAACAACAATCCGGTAAGCGATCCCTCATTGGATGAATGTAACGGCACGCTCACCGCCTGCAAGCTTCGGTTTGGTGAACACAATGAACTTTCTTTCGGTGGTTTTCCGGGAACATCTTTGATCAGGAGCTAATATGCGTCAGAAAACAATTCAGGACATCCTGGCGCATGCAGCGAAAGAATATCCCCGCGAATGCTGTGGCGTGATAGCGCAGAAAAGCCGGGTGGAACGCTATTTCCCATGCCGTAACCTGGCGGCTGAACCAACGGAACAGTTTCACCTTTCACCAGAGGATTACGCTGCTGCTGAAGACTGGGGGACGATAACGGGAATCGTACACAGTCACCCTGACGCGACGTCCCAACCAAGCGAACTGGACAAGGCTCAATGCGATGCAACGATGCTGCCCTGGCATATTGTGAGTTGGCCGGAAGGAGACTTTCGTACCATTACTCCCCGCGGAGAATTGCCGCTGCTCGGGCGCCCGTTTGTGCTCGGACACTACGACTGTTGGGGGCTGGTGATGAGCTATTTCCGGCAGGAGCAAGATGTCGAACTTCAGGATTACCGTGTTGATTATCCGTGGTGGGAAAACGACTATCCGGACAACTTCTATCAGGATTGCTGGTATGAGTGCGGATTCCGTGAATTCGACGGGCCGCCAAAACCTGGCGATATGGTGATCATGCAGGTTCAGGCTGATAAGTGGAATCACGCGGGGATTCTGCTGGAAGGCAACATGCTACTGCATCATCTTTATGGTCACCTCAGTCAACGTGTGCCATATGGAGGTTACTGGATGGAGAGAACCATGAAAATTGTCAGGCATAAAAGCATAATCATGCAGGAGGGATAATGTACGAATCCGTCCGTACTATTCGCCTATATGGTGTTTTGGGGACTACGTTTGGCCGCGAATTCCAACTTTCAGTAGCCTCACCAAAAGAAGCTATCCGAGCATTGTGCGTTATCGTGCCAGGCTTCGAGCGTTTTTTGAATACCAGCAAGCAGCGCGGCCTAACCTATGCTGTTTTCAGCGGTAAGCGTAACCTGAACGATGATGAGCTCTCTATGGATCAGAGTACAGCTGACATCCGTATCGCGCCGGTTATCATCGGGAGTAAACGTGGTGGAGTATTCCAGACCATCTTAGGCGTGGCTTTGGTCGCAGTTGGTGCTGTGGCGTCATACTTTGGCGGTGGTGCTGTCGGCGTTCCTCTAATGCAATTTGGCGCTGCGATGGCCCTTGGCGGTGTTGTGCAGATGCTATCTCCACAGACAACCGGACTTGCCAGCAAGCAATCGGCAGACAACAAGGCCAGTTATGCCTTTGGTGGAGTAACAAATACGACAGCTCAGGGCAATCCGGTACCACTCTTGTACGGACGGCGCCGTATAGGTGGCGCGATCATCTCCGCCGGTATCTATGTAGAAGACCAACAGTAAATAGATTTATCAACAAGCCACCTCCTGGTGGCTTTTTTTATGGGCGCAATATGGCTATAGCAACCGCTATTAAAGGCCGCAAGGGCGGCAGTTCAAGCTCAAGAACTCCTACAGAACAGCCAGACGACCTGCAGTCAGTAGCCAAGACAAAAATCCTTCTCGCGCTGGGAGAGGGGGAGTTTGCTGGTGGCCTTACTGCGCGCGATATTTATCTCGATGGCACCGCACTTGAGAACGCAGATGGTTCACAGAACTTCAGCGGTGTGGCGTGGGAGTTTCGTTCTGGAACTCAGGCGCAAAAATACATTCAAGGGATCCCGGGTACCGAAAACGAAATTAATGTGGGTACCGAAGTTTCCAGCACCACCGCATGGACGCGTACTTTTACCAATACGCAGCTTTCAGCTGTTCGCCTGCGTCTAAAATGGCCTTCTCTCTTCAAACAGGAGGACGATGGCGATCTGGTTGGCTATTCGGTCAACTACGCAATTGACCTGCAGACAGATGGCGGTACCTGGCAGATGGTGCTAAATACCAGCGTGACCGGGAAAACGACTTCTGGTTACGAGCGCAGCCACCGTATCGATTTACCTCAGGCTGGCAGCACCTGGACCATCAGGCTGCGTAAGATTACAGCTGACGCAAATAGCGCGAAGATCGGCGATAAGTTGACTCTGCAAAGCTTCACGGAAGTAATCGACGCCAAACTGCGTTATCCGAATACCGCGTTACTATACATCGAATTTGACTCGAGCCAGTTCAATGGCTCAATTCCGCAAATTTCTTGCGAGCCCCGCGGGCGTGTTATTCGTGTGCCCGATACCTATGACCCAGAAACACGAACGTACAGCGGCACCTGGACGGGAGCATTTAAGTGGGCATGGACGGATAACCCTGCGTGGATATTTTACGATCTGGTTGTTACTGACCGCTTCGGCCTTGGTAATCGGCTAACGGCAGCCAATATCGACAAATGGACGCTTTATCAGATCGCTCAATATTGTGATCAATCGGTACCGGATGGTAAGGGCGGCAGCGGAACTGAACCTCGTTACACCTGCAACGTATACATTCAGGATCGAAATGACGCTTACACCGTCCTGCGAGATTTTGCCGCCATTTTTCGAGGCATGACCTACTGGGGAGATGACCAAATTGTTGCCCTTGCAGACATGCCCAGAGATGTCGATTTTACCTACACGCATGCTAATGTCGTTGACGGCAAATTCGTATATTCCAGCAGTACAACCAAAAGTCGCTACACGAACGCTCTTGTTTCCTGGTCTGATCCGGCAAATGGGTATGCAGATGCAATGGAGCCAGTCTTCGAACAGGAGTTGGTGGCGCGCTATGGTTTCAACCAGCTTGAGATCACCGCTATCGGATGCACCCGGCAATCTGAGGCTAACAGGAAAGGGCGCTGGGGGATCCTGACCAACAATAAAGACAGGGTTGTAACGTTTGACGTTGGTCTGGACGGCAATATCCCTCAGCCTGGCTACATAATTGCTGTCGCTGACCGAAATCTCTCTGGCCGAGATTTAGGTGGTCGATTATCTGCGGTTAATGGTCGTGTACTCAAACTTGACCGGGTACCAAGTGCTAAGGTCGGCGACAGGATAATGGTAAACCTACCGTCGGGTATTACCCAATCCCGGACGATTCAGTCCCTGTCCGGTGAAATGGTCACCGTGACCACCGCTTTTAGCGAGCTTCCACAGGCCGAGGCTGTATGGGTTATTGAAAGTGATGAACTCTATGCGCAGCAGTACAGGGTAATTAGTGTCACTGATAACAATGACGGGACATATACCATCACGGGGGCAAATCACGATCCGGATAAATATGCCCGTATTGATACAGGTGCCGTCATAGATCAGCGGCCGGTTAGTGTCATTCCTCCCGGTAACCAGTCGCCGCCTGCCAACATAGTGATTAGCTCGTTTTCAGTAGTTCAGCAGAATATCAGCATCGAAACCATGCGCGTGAGCTGGTACCAGGCTCAAAATGCTATCGCCTATGAGGCGCAATGGCGCCGCAACGACGGGAACTGGGTTAACGTGCCGCGCAGCTCCACCACGTCATTCGACGTTCCGGGAATTTATGCCGGACGTTATCTTGTGCGCGTGCGGGCCATCAATGCTGCCGAAATATCTTCAGGATGGGGATATTCAGAAGAGAAAATGCTGACGGGTAAAGTAGGCAATCCACCCAAGCCAGTGGGCTTCATGGCTACGGGCATTAACTGGGGTATTCGTCTGAACTGGGGGTTCCCGGCAAACACCGGCGATACTCTAAAAACAGAAATCCAGTACACATCCAACAGCGACTTCTCAGATCCGCTACTTCTGTCAGACGTGCCTTATCCATCTGCTGAATATACCCAGCTTGGACTCAGGGCGGGGCAGGAATTCTGGTATCGCGCGCAGCTGGTGGACAAAACAGGAAATGAATCAGGTTATACCGACTGGATTCGCGGCTTGTCTAACGATAATGCTGATGACTATCTGGGTGATATAGCAGATGACTTCCTGAGCTCTGCTGATGGCGATCGGCTTACAAGCGACATCGATACAGATTTGGAGGCTGCACTTCTAAACGCACTGGCGAACAACGCAACGGTTGATCATCAGTGGGCGCAGTATGGTGAGGTTCGCGCTCAAATCCTCGTTGTCAGAACGACAATAGCCGAGGTCGATAAAGCTATGGCTGAACTCTCCACGAGAGTACAGGCGCAAATTGAGGACGTCACGGCAACGCTTGAAGATAAGCTTACTGCAGTTGTTGATGCGGACGGCGCCACGGCGATTTATACCCTGAAGGCAGGGGTTCGCATCAACGATGTGATGTATAACGCTGGAATGTCGATTGCCGTGCTGGCTGAGGCTGGCAAACCGGTTGTGACGCGGGTCGGTTTCAATGCTAACCAGTTTGTGCTGATGAGCGGTAGTGGAGACACGCAGTATTCTCCTTTCGCAGTGGTGAATGGTCAGGTGTTTATCAGCTCAGCGTTTATTCAGGATGGCACGATCACCAATGCCAAAATTGGCGGCTTCATCCAGTCCAATAACTACGTTGCTGGGTCTGTCGGATGGAGGCTGGATAAATCAGGAACATTCGAGAACTACGGTTCGACAGCTGGAGAGGGAGCCATGAAACAGACAAACCAGACAATCAGTGTGCGTGACGCCAACAATGTGTTGAGGGTGCAGATCGGGAGAATTACGGGAACGTGGTAAACATTGGGCCTCAGACGGGGCTCTTTTTTTAGGATGAACAGCTATGGCTCAGTACGGTGTTGAAACCTGGGACGCCTCAGGCAGGGTGAACAACTATGGGATTAAGCCAGTCAGTGTAAGTGGATATCTTCAGTTGGCTCAGAACCAGAAAACAGGCTCTTACTCAGTCGTGCTTCCACCGGGGTGTAAGCTTACTTATTTTCAGATCATGAACGGTGATCAGTGGGGAACGAGCCGGAGGAAGATCACTATTTCAGGTGGCACCGCAACGGTATCGGCAGTAGACGATACCGACTACTCCGCAGGGACTGAGCCTGCGGCTGCGGCGTATCTCATTTTCCAGATAGAGAGGGCATAAATGGCGCAGTATGGCGTTTTACTGACAACGACGGCAGGAGAAGTATGGGTGACCGCGAACAGTTCGCCAATTGCTCTACAGGCTCGAAAAACAGCGGCTCTTCAGGGAACATCGGGTTTCAACACCAAAGTGACGCACACATTTCCCTCAGGTCAGCCCGTAGTCGCCTTCGTTCATTGCACTGTTGAGGTGGAAATCACCCAGACGATAAGCGGGAACACCATCACAGTTGATTTCCTCAGGCCAAATGCAACAGGCACAGCGTACGTTTATTTTTTCTCTATTTTCCCACAGACAAAACCAAACTATGGACTGGCTGTATGGGATGCGTCAGGGACGCTGATTTTGACAAATGAAACGCGTACGCTCAGCGATGTGGTAACACTCGGCAATGCCGGTGTAGATGCTAGTTCAGGCTATAACATCAATACCACGCTGGCGGGGAAATGGGCTTGTATGCCTGCTATGCTAGGTCTAATTACTGGAGTTATCTCGGCTGGCGGCCAGCCGCAGCCCTACTTGGCAATTTACAAGAGCATGGCAAAACCTGAGGGAAGCAATACGCGGATATTCGCCCGGCCACAAACAACCCCCAGCGGTAACCTTCAGAACGTCGCGTATTCAAATCTGAGAAACGTGATTATGGCCATCAACTGCGCCAACTACGATTGATCGTTTTCAGCGATCAATCTTATGAAATTGATCTACAGAATCAATTATATCCCTTTGATTCATCTTGTTAATGTTTAGCACCTTGAATACCCTGGGATATAACCACTATGAAATACATGATTCTTTGCCTGGCGGTGGCTGCATTGCTCTCTGGTTGCGCTGGCGTTCTTCAGAAGCAGCAACCCATATGTACCGGAACGGCCCTGATCGGCGGACAGGAAAACATCGTCCAGATTTACGGCGTGCGCAAGCAAAATAACCAGACCCAGTACCGTGCCGGTTACCCATTTAACTGGTCATGGGTTAGCGCAAACACGTTCAGTTGTACCACTTGCCACTAACTCAATCATTTTTTAATAAACCTCGCTCTTGCGGGGTTTTTTTATTGCCCGAAAGGAGCGCATATGTCTGCAGGAACTATCACTCTGACAAACGGGTCCGCTATTGTTGCTGGAATCGGAACTTCTTTCAGAAGCGAAATTGCAGCAGGTGACTTCATTGTCTCAACTGTGGGTGGTATCACATATACCCTGCCGGTGAAAACAGTCGACAGCGATATAGAGTTAGCGTTAGTTAGCAAATTCCCCGGCCCAACACAATCTGCTTCTACCTGGAATGCCGTGCCGCGTGCTACCCAGAATCTGGTGACGGCCGCGCTGGTGGCGCAGACAACTGAGGCTTTGCGTGGTCTGAACTATGACAAGCAGAACTGGCAGGCTATCTTCAGTGACGATGGTAACATCACTGTCAGGCTCCCCGACGGTTCCTCGTTCTCCGGTCCGTCATGGCTGAAGATTGTCGAGTTACTTAACAGCATTGATGTGGATGCTCTTCAAACCTTGGCTGCTCAGATTCATGTGGACGCGCAACAGGTAGCCTTAGACAAAACAGAGGTTGTACAGAATAAAACCGCGTCCGAAAGCGCAGCGACCACAGCTACGCAGAAAGCTGATGCTGCGGCTCAGTCAGAAGCCAGTGCTGCACAGTCAAAGACCGATGCAGCCCAATCCGCTCAGGAAGCCGAATCGGATCGTATTGCCATCGGTGATGTAGAAACTGCTTTGGCTGCCATAAACGGCGTGGCCACTATCCCTCTCGGTCTGCCAATGTATTCTCCCACGCGCGCAACAATCCCCACTGGTGGCGTTGCATATGATGGACAGATATTGCCTTATGCGACCTACACCAGCGTTAAGGCTGCAATGTCCTCAGGGTCTCTTCCAGTGGTGACTAACTCTCAATGGCTGGCAGACCCTAAGCTGAGGCAGGCATTCGCAGAGGTTGATGCGGACCACTTCCGCTGCCCTGATTACAATGGTGTGCAGGCGGGCTCGATTGCGCAAGTGGCATTAACCGGTGGTACAACAGCTCAGGCTGGCATTTTTCATGGGGAAGCGCCAAACGCTAAAGGCACGATCGGCGCGTCCGGAACGGGTGTTTTTGCTAATACAGCGTCAACCAGCGGCGTATTCGCGCCCACGAATACCTATCCAAACAGCGCTCAGGCGGGAAGCGCTTCAACCACGACCGCGTCACAGGTGAGTATTGACCTTTCTAGGGCCAGTGATGTCTATAAAGATACTGCTACCGATATTCTGGCAGCGCGTGCCGTTGGTGTTATCTGGGGGCAACTCTTTGGCCGCATCAATAACTCAGGCAGCATGGATGCCGCAACACTGGCGGCAAGAATTGAGCAGGTAAACACTCGTGTAACCGATTCGATCAATAAGCGCTTTATCCGTGGTTTAGATCTGACCGTGTCGACAACGACAGTAACGGTTTCTGCTGGCGCAGCTGTGATCCCCTCTACAGGTGCTCCCCTGGAAGTATCGGCGCCAGTTACGGCAAATATTGGGGCTACCACAGCGTCAACCTGGTATCACGTTTACCTGTATTCAAACAATGGAACGCCTGCGATTGAAATCTCCACGACGGTGCCAACACCTTATGCTTATCCGGCGCATACAAAGACAGATGATACGTCACGCAGATATCTCGGCAGTTTCCGTGTTGATGCATCGAACGGCGTGCGCGGGGTTAACACGGTTGATGGAAGGGCATTTCTACAGGGGGCATGGTACTCCGTCAACCGCGTATTAGCCGGAGGAACAGCGACACCACGAACGGCGGTAGACGTTAGTTCACTTAACCCACTCACGGCGCTTACCTGTTTACTTTCTGCCAACAACGGCGCTACAGCAGGCGTGGCTGCCATCGGCAGCACTAATGAAGCTTCAGGGGATATGATCAATATACCGATTAACGGGAAGTTTACAGCGGAGATCCCGTTCCGCTCGTACCCTAACATTTTTTATCAATACCTGTCCGCCGTGTCTGGTGGTGGACTATATCTCGATGTAGGAGGCTATACTTATGCCAGATAAAGAATACTGGGCTGTAACAGAAACAAGTTACCGTGCGGTGAGTGGGCCTGAAAGCCTGGTAGAAGGGGAAATCCTTGTCGAAGGGGAACGCCCGGTTATCCCATACTTGGACAACCTCAACACGCAACACGAAATGAGAGCGGAAGCCGATGCTATTATCGAATCGCTGCAGGAGGCAGTAGACGTTGATCTTGCAAGTGATGAAGAAAAAGCTGGGTTGCTGGTCTGGAAGCGTTATCGTGTACTACTCAGCCGTGTCGATCTACGCGCTGAAAAACCTGGCTGGCCACAAGTTCCGGTCTGATGGTGGATGAATAGCCGTAACCTCGTCCTATGCAAGAATGGGGTTGCGGCTGAATGACAAATTCCAAATAAACGAGAATTCAAAGACTACCAGCCATGGATGGTAGTAACTGTAACGTCAAGGCAATCAATATGTTTAATTCGGGATAAGCCACATATCGGACTCTTCAAACATTTCCTCCAGCATGCGGTTGAGTTTTTCTCGATCGCTCTTGCTGGCATCACTATTGAGGCTGTTCGCCTGCATCGGCTTAACATTTACTGTTGCATCAGGAAAGATACGATGCACACGCTTGGTTAGTTCGGAAAGAATAATTTCCCTGGCACCGGTAAACCCTTCAACATTACGTTTGTCGTAAACAAGCTCAACGAACATAGAGTTCCTTTGTTGCTGTTTATGTATTCAGTGTTTTTGCTTTTAAAACATTTAAAGTCAAGGCAATTTGGAGCAATACCGATATCGCGCACACGTAGATACTTAATTGAGCAAACGAACCGCGTTCTTGAAAATTTACAATTACTAAAACTTCAACAGCTTTAAATATTTAGAAGCGAAGCGGCTATGAAGTAGCCACACATACGAGAAGGGGCATCTTGATCAGCACCAGAGTTAAAACTACTGTATATAAAAACAGTATTTGAGGTGCGTATCGTGGAATTCATTAGGCCTGCAGAACTGCGAGAAATTATCGCTCTTCCACTTTTCAGTGACTTAGTCCAGTGCGGTTTCCCAAGCCCCGCGGCTGATTACGTTGAACAGCGCATTGATCTCAATGAGTTACTTGTCGCTCACCCCAGCTCAACATATTTCGTTAAAGCTGCAGGGGACTCGATGATTGAAGCCGGGATCAGCGACGGCGATCTGCTGGTGGTGGATAGTTCCCGGAATGCTGAGCATGGAGATATCGTCATCGCCGCGGTGGAAGGGGAGTTTACTGTTAAGCGACTGCAACTGCGCCCGACAGTGCAGCTCATTCCAATGAACAGCGCGTACTCACCGATCATCGTCGGTAGCGAGGATACGCTCGACGTTTTCGGCGTCGTGACTTTCATCGTTAAATCTGCGAGCTGAACATGTTTGCGCTCTGTGATGTGAATTCGTTCTACGCATCATGCGAGACGGTATTCAGGCCAGACCTGAGAGGGCGACCAGTGGTCGTTCTCTCGAACAATGACGGCTGTGTAATAGCACGCAGCGCCGAGGCCAAAGCCGCTGGAATTACTATGGGAGAGCCGTTCTTCAAGCAAAAAGAGCTGTTCCGGCGCGCTGGCGTTGTTTGCTTCAGTAGCAACTATGAGCTGTATGCTGATATGTCGAACCGGGTAATGACGACGCTTGAGGAAATGAGCCCCCGCGTCGAAATTTACAGTATCGATGAAGCTTTTTGCGACCTGACAGGTGTTCGCAACTGCCGGGACCTGACAGAGTTCGGCAAAGAGATCCGTGCTACCGTTCTGAAGCGTACGCACCTGACCGTTGGGGTTGGCATCGCGCAGACAAAAACACTCGCTAAGCTGGCAAATCACGCCGCCAAGAAATGGCAGAGGCAGACGGGCGGAGTGGTTGATTTGTCCAATATCGATCGCCAGCGTCGGTTGTTGGCTATTGTGCCTGTAGAAGATGTATGGGGCGTCGGCAGGCGCATCAGTAAGAAGTTAAACGCCATGGGCATCAAAACGGCTCTGGATCTCTCAGAACAAAGCACATGGATTATCCGTAAACATTTTAACGTGGTACTCGAGCGAACGGTCCGGGAGTTGCGCGGAGAACCTTGTCTTGAGCTGGAGGAGTTTGCGCCGGCAAAGCAGGAAATCGTCTGCAGCCGATCGTTCGGCGAGCGCGTCACGGACTATGAGCAGATGCGTCAGGCCATCTGCAGCTATGCGGCCCGTGGTGCTGAAAAGCTTCGTGGTGAGCACCAGTATTGCCGGTTTATCTCTGCGTTCGTGAAAACCTCTCCCTTTGCGCTTAACGAGCCGTATTACGGTAACAGTGCGTCCATGAAGTTTCTTACCCCCACTCAGGATTCACGCGACATCATTAACGCCGCGGTAAAGTGCCTGGACAAAATCTGGAAAGACGGACACCGTTACCAGAAAGCCGGCATTATGCTGGGTGACTTCTTTAGCCATGGTGTGGCCCAGCTCAACTTGTTCGACGAGAACGCGCCGCGTGCTGGTAGCGATAGGTTGATGGAAGTTCTGGATTATCTGAACGCGAAAGATGGAAAGGGAACGCTTTATTTTGCCGGGCAGGGCATACAGCAGCAATGGCAGATGAAACGGGATATGTTATCTCCACGATATACTACGAGGTATTCAGACCTAATAAAAGTTAGATGATTCTTTAAACGGTATATTCATTCGAACCTAATTATCGGCTATGAGTATTAAGAGTAATATGTCTACTACTATGCTTTTGTAATGTAAATAAGCCCCTGCAATTATACAGGGTCTTATGGATATGATGCCGGGTGCCTCCCGGTGAGTCATTGAGCTAACCACTCGTGACTCGCTGCTTCAGAAATTCACGATGAGCCGCTTGATATACAAATCATCAGGTTAGTTAGCCCTGCCGCTGAGGAGGATTCATCATTAAAACGAATGTAACAGCAATGCTTAGCAAATGATACAAAATTTACTGATGTGCCTCATGATTTTCTTTCGCAGTTTTCACGGTCACGGTATTTTCAGATGGTGAAGGTTAAAATATCGATGTTCATTTTTTTACTTTAAGTCTTGAAACAAAGGTTAAGGTTTTATCTTCTGGGCAAATCATTAGAAAAATTGCTGTGGGAGACTCTTCTAAACGTGTAATTCCATGCAGCATCTGGTAGAGTCTTTTTTTTAGTTTTTCTGCTCCATCTTTTTCAGACTCCCACTCTAAAACTGCCTGACCCTCTGAACCAATGAATGCATGGGATGGAAGTTTAACGCCTCGGTTTGACTTACTTGAATAGTTTCGGTCATGCAAGAGACCTAAGATAAGAGGGTTGATATTATTATCTGAGAATGGGGCTTCAATAACTATTAATACTGTGTAATATAGAATTTTCATGGAAGCCTTATGGTTTCTTCAGCAATAAAGTCATATTGCCATGGTGTTAGATGTACATGTCTTAATTATAAATGTTTGTGTGGGGGTAAAAAAAGCCTGCGTTAAGCAGGCTATAATAATTAAACGTAGTTATAATAATGATTTCATGAACGTTGGCGTTGAATCCCTTGAGTCAAAGATACTTCTGCGCCGCATCTAATATTTCCTGAGAGGTAAGCTCTCGATCTGATGCCACATAGACCACTTCATGGTCACCTGTTAAAGAGGGAAAACCTGCTGACATTATCTGAAGGTTTATCACTTCTCCATTAGGATATTCTTCGCGTATTGATGTCACACCTTTAAGCACAGTGATAACTTTACTTGGCTTACCATTAAAAAAAATGATTACTTTTTTCATATATCACCATGTATTTTGAGGGCTTTTAGCCCCTGCAGGTGTTCGAAAGGGGGGCTGTTTGTTCATTTTTTTTTGCCTCTATCGAAATTAAAACAAGCATTATACTGACTTAACGTGTACTGTAACGGTCCATTTGAACTGGAGAAGTCTATGTCAGCACGTAAAAACACTCAATTCCGCCGTAATTATTTAGTAAAATGTCCTTGTCCAAACTGCTCAAAAGATTCCGAACATAGTTACAATCGTGTACAAAAGGGGGCTCAATTGGTGTGCCCATACTGCTGTGCTTTATTCAAATCTTCCCAGCGCTTCTAAAAAAATTAAAAAAATAAGAAGTGATGCTTTTAGAGGCTGCCTAACCTCTTACGCACTTTAGTATTTTATAAGCAGTTAGCTTCTGCTTTGAGACTGTTCATGCAGCAGTCCTGCATTTCATCACATCGGTCAGCAAACTTGATGGTAAGTAAATAGGCTGGCCTGTTGTAATGATGTGCGTAACCGAACAATCACCTTCCACTGATAAAGTCATGCTGGCTAAAGTAAACCATCTAAAAATTATCTATCGCAAAGTGTTACCTTGGCAGCGATTGGACCTTTAGTTCCAGCTATGATAGCGAATTTGACTTTTTGTCCTTCAAACAGAGTATTAAATGTTTCTCCCAGCAGGGAAGAAGTGTGAACAAGAACATCTTTACTTCCATCGAGTGGGGAGATAAAGCCAAACCCCTTATCTTCGTTAAACCACTTAACAAGGCCTATGATTTTAGATGACATACAAACTCCGTTTGAACATTTCAAAATGACAAGCAAGCTCATGATAAGAAACGTATGCTGGTATATGTATGGACTCAAGAGGAGGAGGTATCAGAGATAACACCTGGTTATGAGAACGGCTTTTGGAAAAGTTAGATTCATCATCGCAACGAATCAGTCAAACCATTAAGGCACATGCTGAATGATTAAGCAAATTTTATTTTAGCCTTCCGGAAGGCCAATAAAATAGGATTAGCTATTATTAACCAATCCTGTATAGTCAAATCTGGATTGCCATTAGGAAAATATTTGTCTCGTAAAATGACAGGAATTGTCAAAAGTTTTGACTTCAAGAGCGGAAAGGGATTGATTATCCCATCAGATGGCAGAAAAGATGTTTTTTTACATATTTCTGCATTAAGAAATAATGAAAGCCAAACGTTAAAACCTGGCGTTCGTGTTGAATTTTATCGTATAAATGGGCTTAGTGGTCCGATGGCTGCAAATATATTTCTTTCTTAAAGTGAGATAATATTGAACCAAATATAAAGTACACATCAAAAGTACATCAGATTATATATCTATTTGTTCTATCAATTTTCTCCCCTGATTTTTTACATTTCCTACTTCACGGGTCACAGCATGCCAGATAAACATCTCAGCTGGTACAGAGCCGTCAGATACAATCTCTTCCGCTTCTTTCCCTCCAACGTCCTGGCGCATCCATTCCCGGGCCGCTTCTGGCGATAGGACCAGGGGCCGGCGGTCGTGAATATCCACTAGGCCTTTGTCAGCGGCAGACGTCACTATCAGAAAACCTTCTGCCTCATCGCCTCGCTCAAACGGTGTGCTGCCGATCGCCGCCATAAAAATCGGCTGACCGTCTGCCCGATGGATAAAATAAGGCTGTTTCTTGTCACCTTCTTTCTTCCATTCGAACCATCCATCTGCAAAGCAGATCGCCCGGCCATGTTGCCACAGAGGTTTAAACATTCTGCTTGCGGCCGCGGTTTCGACGCGAGCGTTAATCAGTGGCGGCTTATCCCACCATCCGGGCGCATAACCCCAGAAAACCGGATCAAGATGCAGCTGCTCGTCGCGTTCGCTCAACAGCAGCACTTTGGTGCCGGGCGCGACGTTGTATCGGCCAATAGGTTCAGGGTCGTATGCGATGTCGCGATCAGCTTCATCGGACAGGTAAGCCAGGTATTCTTCACGCGTTTGAGCTTGTGCAAAACGCCCACACAT